GTGTAGCAATGACTCAGCTTTATCAAATTAATAGAGGAGGTCTTAGTCAAAGAATGGTATGTTATCATTTAGAAAGTCCCGCTGATGGGAATAATACATTGAAAATTACCTTTAATGGAAATCAATGGAATCCTATTAGCATACATGCTAGAAGTTTTACAGAGTCTGGAGGCGTAGGTTCATCATTAAGAACAGGTGGACAAGCTACACCGCACAGTGGATCTATTATTGTAGAAAAAGATTCTTTAATTATGCTAACATCATGCTCTGTTAACCAAATTCTAACTCAGCAAATACCAACGGGAACTAATAGAACTTTTACTACACACAATACTAACAGACAGGTAGCTACAGGTGCAATATCTGCAAATGCTGGACATCTTGCTGGGGGAGTTTCTTTAAGAGCTACTTCTACTTTTGGAAACTTAACATTAGATAGAACAGAAATAAAAGGCTTGTCATCATCTTCTGCAAGTCAAGGTAACTTTTTCACAATGTTTATGTAATATGGGAACAGATATTAATTTTATAAAACACTTAGGACATTCTGGAGGAGGAGCTAGTATACAACTTCCTTCTGATTCATTTGAAGGTTTTATAATGGAGCTTAATGTTACAGGAGCCAGTACTTTTCAGTTAAGAGGAAGAAATGTTGGTACTTATAATGCACAAGTTGATTGGGGAGATGGTACTGTAGAAACAGTAACTGCTTATAACGGAGGAACTCATGCTTACGCTTCTACAGGAACGTATCAAATAAAGATAAGCGGTGATTTCCCTGGATTTGAGTATGGAAATACTACAGGAACTTATAAAGATTATATAACCAAAATAGTTCAGTGGGGTAATATAGAATGGAAATCCTTTTATAGAGCTTTTGCAAGTTTATCTTATTTAACATCGTTGCCTACAGACTATCCTGATATAACAGGTTTAATAGATAAAAGACCTTATCAAATGTTTTTTAATAACATAAGACTTGTTGCTTGTGATTTATCTAATTGGCAAAATACAGGAAACTTTGTAGGAAGTGCTTTTCAAACGTTTTACGGTCTTAATTCTTGTACTAATATTAATTTAACAGGTTGGGATACAAGCGGTTTTACAGGTGTTCAAGATTTTATGGCAAACTGTGGTAGAGGTGCAGGAGGTTGCACAGTAACAGCACCTAATTTAGACTGGAGCGGGACTAATACTCTTTATAGAATGTTTTATAGAAGTTGTCTTAAAGCGGATACAGATATAAGCAATTGGACTTTAAGAGCAGCGGGAGTCAATTTAAATAGATTTTTCTATGAATCAGGTGGATTTAGTACACCAACATTTTCCTCAGTAAGTGAGATAGATATGTCTACTTGGAATAATACATCAGGTATTACTAGTATGCAATATTTTATGTTTAATGCAAATGCTATAAAAAATATTAATGTAACAAATTGGGATACATCTAATGTTACTAATACGTTTAGAGCATTTTATGGTTGTGTGCAGCTTGAAGAAATAATAGGATTAAGTACAATAGATATTTCAAGCGTTTCTAGCGGAGACTTAATGTTTTACAACACAAGAAAATTAAAATTTAACAATCATAATTTTGGAACAAGTTGGAATAATTGGGCAGCAGCTACATTTAATTTTTCCCAATTCTTTTATAGAAATGGATATAGTCTTTCTGATGCAAATGCAGGACCTACTCCTACAGTAGCAAATTGGTCTATGCCTAATGCAACAGGAAATATATATAACTTATTTAGAGAAGCAAAATATACTGCAGGAAGTACTATAACTTTAAATTGGAATTATCCTAATTGTACAACGCTTCAACAATCTTTCTATATTTTAAAAGGTGTTAGTACATTAAATATTAATATGACAACTACCAATGTGTTAGTCAACTTTTTAAATTGTGCCAGGGGTGCTGCAAGTATGTCATCAATAACATTTGGCTCTAACATGGATTTTAGCGGAGTTACTAATTTCCAAACCGCTTTTTATTCAATGGCAGGTACTTGTGATTTAGTATTTGATTCAGCTGTTGATTTCAGCTCTGTTACTAATTTAGTAAGTATAGTAGGTGGTGGATCAAGAAAAATGACTACATCTAGTTATGATGCTTTTTTAGTAAGACTTGAAGCAACCAATAGCAATACAGTTGGATTAAGTGCAGGCCAATCTAATTATACAGGAAGCGGTGCTGGTGGAACTGCAAGAGCAGCATTAATAGCAGACCACGGTTGGACAATAACAGATGGAGGACCCGTATAATGAGTAATTTAAAAAGCATACAACACATAACCAAAGACAATCCTAATAGATGGTTTATAGTAACCAACTCAGATTTAGAAACAGGATTTGTAATATTTGGTAATGTTGGGCCTATTAATGAAACAGAACTTAATACAGGTCAACCAAATATATATACTTTTTTAACAGAAGATGAGTTAGAAGCGTATGTAGATAATATAGCAGGCGCACGATATTATCAAACCTCTGTAGAAGATAGCTCTCCTAAGTTTCAATTACCGTCTGAAAAATATGAACCTATAATTCCTGATCTAGATGTCGACTAAAGAATAGATAAGTATAAACACTTAAAATAAAAAAATAATTAATATCTTTACAAAATAAGTTAAATAAAATGACAAGTTTTCAAATAGGTTTTGACGCATTAATATCATTATTGTCAGCAGTAACGGGGGCTTTAACTGTATGGTATTCTTTGAAAGGCAAAGTAGAAATACAACAAGTTATTTTACAGAATCTTATTGCAGATATGGAAGAAATAAAAAACCATAAAAAAGAGGGACATACTCAGCTGCATAAACGTATAGATGACCTTAAAGGTCAGGTTGAACGAAATCGAGAAAAGAACGACGAATCTTTAGGAGAGCTAAAGAAAGAAATGGGGGCGATGGAAATAAGAATTATTCAAGCAATCCATGCGGTTAAAAAATAGTTGGTTATTAATAGTCCTATTAATAATAATCTCTTGCACTCCGCAAAGAAGGTTTACAAGGCTTATTGATAAATACCCACATCTTCTTACTACAGATACTTTAATTATACATGATACAGTTAAAGTAACTGTTCCTAAAATAGTACATGATACTGTAGTTAGTGAGCATTTTTTTCACGAAATTACAAGAGACACAGTAGTCTTCCAAAAAGAAAGACTTACGATTAAAATATTTCACGATACTATAAGAAATAATGTATATATTAATGGTAAATGCGATACAGTAACTGTTGAAAAAATTATTGAAAGAAAGATCCCAATTAAATATTATGAAAAAACTCCGCTTTGGAAAAAAGTAATTAATTGGTTAATTGTAGCAGCAATAGCTTATGGGTTATTTAGACTGTTTTTATTTTTAAAAAAAAAGTTATTATGAAAAATAGATTATTCTCAAATTACGTAACTACTATATTAGGATGTTTAATTTTAGTATTTTGTGGTGTTATGATTTATACAGAAAAAGAAACAACAGAAGGTATGGCTGGATGGCTTGCTGTAGGCCTAATGTTTTTAAGATCAAAAGATAGTTTAATTGCTTTACCTGCTAAAGAAAAATAAATTGGAAGTATTTGGATACCTTGTAATGATATTCTTAGCGTATCCAATAGCTGCATTAATAATAAAGTCATGGAAAAAATAATTACATGCCCACACTGTAATACGGATTTTGATATGTCTATCACACCTCGTACTGAGGGGTCTAAATATTTATGGATCCTCGATAACGGTCACGGAGGTATGATAAGTGGAGTATATCAAACACCAGGTAAAAGATCTCCAGTATGGCCAGATGGTACACAGCTTTTTGAGGGAGAATTTAACAGAGCTATTGTGGACAGACTAGTTAAAAAATGTGAAGCTAATAATATTGACTATATTAATCTAGTAGCTACTCCTAAAGATGTAAGTTTATCCGAAAGAGTTACTACTGCTAATAGATTAGCTAAGTCCTCTGAGAAGCCTTGTATATATGTAAGCATACACGCAAATGGATATACTGATGAGTCAGCAAATGGGTGGGGTGTATATACTTCTGTAGGAGAAACTAAATCTGATTATATAGCAACAGTGTTATACGAAAAAGCTGACGCTGAGTTTCCTGAAAGAAAAATGAGACCAGACACTTATAGAGATGGAGATGTAGATCAAGAATCTAATTTTTATGTTATTGCTAATACTACTATGCCTGCTATATTATCAGAAAATTTCTTTATGACTAATTCTAAAGAATGTCACGAAATACTTATGAGTGAATCAGGTAGAGACAGAGTTGCTAAGATACATTTTGAAATGATTCAACAATTAGAAAATGGCTAGATTAATAGAAAACGAAAAGAAACAGTCTAAGATTAAAAGGCCGCTTATTCACGCTAAAGCAAAGACTTCTAATCTAAAAACATCTAAGAACTATAAAAAGAAATATAGAGGTCAAGGCCGATAAAAGTCGAAAATAAATCATATATTTGTTACTATGCTAACTTTAGAAGATCTTCAGGCACAAATAGATGAATCGTTATCAATTAACTCTATAGAGTCCTCATATTCATTTGATTTTTACACAGATTTAATTAATCAACAAAGATCATTATGGCTAAGAAACGAATATAATAAAAATCGTCGAATAGATCCATATGTGCTACAAAATCTTAATTGTTTAGAATTAGAATTAGTTAATCCTATAGATTGCTGCATTACTGTACCAGATGCATGTAAAATTCTTAGAACTAAAAAGAAAATTCCTAATACAATAGAGTTATACTTTAAAAAAGGTATAGCAGCTGTAGGTCCTGCAGATATAACTAAACCTAGATTTGTAGTAATAGATTATTCTAGAGTTCCTTTTGTAGGTCACGGACGAACTACGCAAAGAGCTATTTATACATTTTTGTATGACGAGTATATGTATGTAATTAGCAGAGACGCTGCTATTAAAAACATTAAATACATAACTCTTAGAGGAATATTTGAAGATCCTACTAGTTTACTTAATTATGTAGACTGTGTAGACGGTACTACATGTTGGAGTACTAGTAAACCATATCCTATTAATCAATGGATGTGGACATATATTAAACCAATTATTTTACAAGAATTAATGCAAAAAGGTGCAAATGCATTCGACGATATGAACGACGCACAAGATGCTAGATCACAAGGTATGAGAGCAGCACCTCAACAGCAACAACAGCAACCTCAACAATAATGATAAGAGGAGCAGGTAAAATAAATGGAGATGTAAAAAAGAATGATTTTTATAAGCATTACAAAGAAAACGCTAAAGAAGAAATAATTAGCAAACCTTTATATAATGCTTTTATAAAAGAATTACTTACTGCTTTTAGTAAAGCTATTGTGCAAACAGGTTTAGAACTAAAAATAAATAAAGTAGGTAAATTAAGAATAAGAAGTAAAAAGTTAAACTTCTTTGATAAAAACGGTAAAAGATCTAAAAGCCTAAAAGTAGATTGGAAAACTACTTGGGACTTTTGGAAAGCTAAACATCCTGATTTATCTAAAGAAGAAATAATTAATTTAAAAAATAAACAAGTTATATATCATCAAAATGATCATAGTAGCGGTGAGTTTTATGAACATTATTGGGATAAGTTAACTAATGTTTTAAAATATAAAAGTTTTTACGTCTTTAAACCGTCTAGGCAATATTCAAGATTAATTGCTCAAGTAGTTAAAGACCCAAACAGAAAAGTGTTTTATTATGGATGAAGTAACAATGTCAATGGATGATTCAACAGGATCATCTACAGAAGTAGAAACAACAGTAAGAATTAATCGTAAAGAATTTGAAGACGGTGGATATGAAGAAGTTCGTGTAGAAGAAGTCGACGGAGGTTTTATTAAAACTGTATGTACTCGTAAAAAAGTAGATGGAGAATGGACTTATAAAGATGATAAATCTGTAACAACAGAAGACCCTCTTAAAGATAATTCTTCAGAAGGAATTGCAGATAGATTAGAAAAGGTACTTAAAAATATAGGATAATGTTTGCTGGTAAGACTGTTTCGTATAAAGGCATCTTAGATAAAGTAATTAGAGACTTTGGATTTAATTATGATATTCACGAAGAAGAAGGTCTTGAATGGTTAGCTGAATTTATGGCTCATACTAATGTGCCTATGACTTTAGCTAATAACATTGCATATATTAAAATATGTGATGGTCGAGGAGAATTACCATTTGATCTTCATAAGATTGGGCAAGTATCTTTTTTAACAGGAGTAAAAAGCTGTGAAGACGCAGAGTGCGGTAATGGCCGTATGTTTCCTATGCGATGGGCAACAGATTATTTTCACAAAAGATATCATATAGATAGAAGAGATTATACATCTAGTTCTGCTCAAACATATACTGTTGAAGGTAATTTTATATTTACTTCTTTTGATAGTGGTTTTGTAGCAATGAGTTATAATGCTATTCCTACAGATAAAGATGGATATCCTACTGTGCCTGCAGAACAACAATGGTTAGAAGCAGCTTCGCATTATATAGCATTAAAAATAGCTAAAAAATTATGGATGCAAGGCCATCTTCGTCCAGATGTTTATCAAGTTATAGAACGAGATAGAGATTGGTATTTTGCACAAGCAGTTAATCACGCTAAACAATGGAACGGAGTTGATGAAGCAGAAAGTATGCAAAATGCTACTCTTAGAACTATACCAGATACACAGGCGCACGCGAGCTTCTTTGCTAACATGCAATTGCCTGAACAACGTAATTTTAGGCCAAAATCAGGAGCACACAGTAATACTAGTATATCTATAGTAAGCGCAAATACACAAGGAGCTAACCCTGCAACATCTTAAAACTAATTCATGGAAGGACATGTTAATACATATGGCGGATTAAACAAAGATGCAGCTTATGATAGTATTAAGCCAAACATGTATATTGACGCATTAGATATTAGAATATCTACTGATAAAGGAGAATCACAAGGAGCTTTTACTAACATAAAAGGAAACGAATTATCTTTTACTATTCCTACATCAGGAACTTTTGATAATAATCCTCCTGCTACTCCTATTAACTGGACAGCTTTAAATCCTGAAATTATTGGATATGGAACAATTAGAAATACTATTGTTTTATTTGTAGCAGATGATTCAGGAAGCAAAGGTTGGATTTATAAAGTTAACTATGACGCAGCTAGTCGTGTAGCTACTGCTCCCGAATTAGTTTATTTTAGTGAATTTTTAAATTTTAAAAAACAATGGCCTATAGAAGCTTTAGGTCGTTATGAAAATGCATCTATTCAAAAAGTTTATTGGACTGATTACAATAATTTATTTAGAACAATAAATATTGCAGATCCTTTAATAAATACTTTTAATGTAAGTAATATTGATATATATCCAGACGTAAAATATACTCAGCCAATTGTAGATAATGTAAGTGGAGGAGGAGAACTTCAAACAGGAATGTATCAAATAGCTTACCGTCTTATTACTTCTGACGGAAAAGAAACTTTAATATCTCCTCCAAGTAATATGATTCACATAGTTGCTAGCTCTGAATTTGCTGGTGTTTCACAATATGTAGGAGATAAAGAAACAGTTAATACTTTTAAGAGCATTACTATTTCTATAGACACAAGTAATTATTTAGAATTATTTGAACAAATAGAAATTTTTAGTTTATATTATGCAAGTCCTACAGCAACTCCAATTGCTTCTTCAATAGAAATTGTAAATATTATTGATAATAATACAACAATAATTTATCAAGGAACAGAAGATTCTATATTTGACATAGAACTATTTACTTTTGCTAGCAAAAATTTTGCATTTAAAACGTTTAAAACTGTTGCTCAAAAAGATAATTATTTAGTAGGTGCTAATATAAAATCATCTACTATTAATTTAAATGATTTATTAGAAACTGGAGAAACTTTTGAATCAAAAACTGCAAGATATAATAATACAAGCTCTTCTATTACAGGTACTAGTTTAGAAAAAGCTTTTAATGCAGAATTTAATAAAGATAAACATTGGGATTTAAATTGGCAAACAGCTGCTAAACAATATAAATATCAATCTAACGGAACTACTTTAGGAGGACAAAGTTCTGGAACTACTCCAAATATAAAATATAGTTTTCATTTAGAACCAATGACTGTTGATGTAGATGTACAGTCTGATTTTCATAATGTGGGAGGAAATATACATTATGGATTAGATAATCATGATTTAAATGACGGATATGGAGTAAGGCCTAATCCAGCCTCGACTATTCCTAATACAGCTTCTCCTATAGTTTCTAGTTTATTACGAGGATATAAAAGAGGAGAAACTTATAGGTTTGGTATTGTTTTTTATACATTAAAAGGAGAAGCAACTTATGTAGAGTATATAGGAGATATTAAGTTTCCTGATATATCAGAAGCTGATGGAGCAAATAATACTTCAAACTCTCCTCATTGGCCTTTAAGTACTGTGTATGATGGCACAACAGGTACTATAGGTAAAATAGGGCAACCTATTACAGTAGGATTAAACTTAGGAATAAAATTTGATATAGATTTTAGTTCTTGTTCTAATTTATTAAAAAAGATTAATGGGTTTCAAATAGTTAGAGTAGATAGAGAAAATAGTGACAAAAGAAGATTGTGTCAAGGAATTATGAGTCCTTATGGAAATGTAAAAGTTCCTTCTACTGGTAGTGATCCTGCTCCTGAAAATTATGATTTTAGAAAAAACAACAGCATAAATGAAGTGCTGCATCAATTTAATACACCTCGTACTTGGAAATATAGTTTTGGGGCTGTTAGCTCATTTCCAAATAGTGGCGTAGATTCTTATGTATCAACTAGTGTAGATATTGGAAATGATACTATGAAATATTTTATAGATGACCAAGATAATAGTGCAGTAGGTTCACCACATACTAATTACTCAACACTTTTTAATTTTAATTCTGCTGGTGAAACTGGAGCATTAACTAATACTATAATTAAATCTCAATATTTAGCTTTTTATTCTCCAGAAATATCTTATAATTTTAATAATATTCCTGACTTAGCTATTAATGCTGCTAACAATGCTTCTTTATTAGTAACAGGATGTTATACTGCAGTAAGTAGTCCTGTTCCTGGATCAACACAAAATTCAGGAGATTACAGAGAAGAATTTTTTAAAACTGGAGGACCGCAAGCATCAGCCATATCAGGCAATAACAGTACTTTTATTTGGGATGCTACTTATAAATTTAGAAGAGTAGGTCCTGTAAGTTTTAATAGTATTGAAAATATTAGAAAAATTAAAAGCTCTACTTACTTTGATATGCGAGATAGTACTAATGTGACTATTGATACTAAGATAGAACAATTTCCTGACGATAACCAAAGAATAGCTTTATCAGGAACAAATCTTAAACCTAAAATGTCAGGAAGAGATATTATAGATGCTTCAAAGAGTGATTCAGGGCAACCTAATGATTTAGTATTAAATGGTAATGGAGCTACTTATTTAAGAAATTATTTTGCATATATAGGAGCAAAAGTAAACAGTAATCAAAATGGTGACAATGCTTTAAATAAACCTTCTGATGGTACAGGGTCTGGTCCTAATAATAGATCAGGAGCAGTAGCTAGAGCAGGAACTAATATTTCAGTATTAGTAGATACTTTTGCTGTAGACCCTTTAGATTCTACTGTTACATATAATAGTCCAGGAACAGATAAACCTTTGAGAGATTATTTTTTATTTGAAGGAAATACTAATCATCTAGTAATTACTAACAATCCGCACATATCACCACAACCTGTTCCAGATGGTTCAGGAGGAACTAGTAATATAAGTAAAGGAAACGCTATTCCTATAGTAGATCTTGTTGTTCCTAAGAATGAGGTTTATGGAGGATTTACTATTAATGCTTTAGAAGCAAATAGTTTTATTCCTGCTTCTCCTGTAATTAAAACAACTTTTGGAACAGACACTTATAGTCCTAAAGTATATGGAGGAGATATTTTCTTATCAATGTTTCACTTGCAAAAAGCAATGGTAGAATTTACAAAAGAGTTATATGAAGATAATGATGATTTTGTAAACTTATTTACAAGAACTGACTTAATGGTTACAGAAAGTGCTATTAATTTAAGTTTAAATAATAGTGCAAATGTTACAAGAGGTATTAAGTTTACATTTAGCGGAAGTGAATACGAAGAGTGGAGACAAGAAGATAATAACTCTTCTAGTGATTTTGGAACAAAAGATCCTGGTTTAAGTTATTATAAAACTTATAGTTATAATCCTCTTTATTCTCAAATAAGTAAAGAAGTAAAATTCTTTGTACAACCAAGTAATGTAACAGATCTTTCATTAACTAATGATATAAGAGCTTTTATATCTAGTGTTAAAGTAAATGGAGAAGCTATAGATTCTTGGACACAATTTGCAATTAATGATTTTCATGATGTAGACGATCACGGTCCTATAAATAAAATTATAAATTTTAAAAATAACGTTTACTTTTTTCAAGATCAAGCAACAGGTGTTTATGCTATTAACAGAGAAGCTATTACAACAACCGATGACGGAGTTCCTACAGAGTTAGGGTCTGCTAAAGGATGGGGTAAACATCAATACAATTCTGAAGAAGTAGGTTCTATACATCAATGGGCAGTAGCTGCTACTAATACTGCTATTTATTTCTTTGATGCTATCCATAGAAAAATATATCAATTAGGTCAAGGTAAAACAGGTTTACAAACTAGTCCTTTATCAGAATTAAAAGGAATGCATTCTTATTTACAAGAATTAGGTAAAGATATTTTTACTAAAAAATCTTCTATTGCCACATTAGCTGCTCCTGGAGGAGACAATCCTATTTTATTATTAGGAGCTCATATAGGAGTAGATGAAATAAACAATGAAGTAATTTTTACTTTTTTATCTAAAAATGAAGGAGAAAAAGGAGATTTTAAAAGTCTTGTATTTGATGAACTAGCAGGTCAATTTTCTACAGAATTAAGTGTTAAACCTCCTATATGGATTAATAATGGGGATACTTTATTAAGTCCTGACGTAGATAACGTTAATAAAATATATGCACATAATATAGGACTGTGGGGAAGCTTTTACGATACAGTGCAACCTTGTAATATAACATTAGTTATTAATCCTAAAGCAGATATAAATAAAGTTCTTAGATTTTTAGAATTTAATAGTATCGTTAGAGACGACAATAAAATAATAGACAGAACTAAAACTATTACAGGATTTAAAATTGCTACAGAGACACAAGATTCTGGAGTAATTCCTTACAGTGCAGGAAGAATAAAAAGACGTTTTGATAAATGGAGAATTAAACTTCCTAGAGATAATAATTCTACTAGTAAAAAGGGTCGTTTTAGATCTACGCATTTTTTATTAACTTTATATTTCGACAATACTTATAATAAAGAATTAATCATGAATAGATTAGTTTCTTATTATAATCCACAAATATTTTAAATGCCAGGAACTCCGCCTAAATATGATTTACCTGTTAGTTCTTTTAAAAATTATAAAAGGCCTAAAGCAAAAGATAGTATCTTAAAAAGACAAGCTGGAGAAGAATACAATGTAAATCCTAGTGCAAGAGTTTATCCTTATAATTATACTCCTAAATTTAGTAAGTACGGTTTTTTAGAAAAACAAAAAGATGAAAATCAATTATTAGGAGTAGCAGGTTTTGGTTTTCCTAGAAAAGGAATTAATTTAGATTTTGTAGGAATTAAACCATTAGACAGTAACCCTTATTTTAAAGGAGTAGTAGGTGGAGGAGTTTCAAAACAAATAGGAGATTTAAATATAGGAGCCTCTGTTGATACCGCTATTACAGGTTATCCTGATAGATCAGGAAATTTTATAAAAGATAAAACAAAGCTTAATCCTAAATTAAAACTAAAATATAATTTTAAAAATGGAGGCTCAATGGCTCCTATTATTCCTACTTATTATAAATCTAAAGGAACACCTATTTATAGAGATACTACTGCTTTGCCTTTTAAAGAAGGAGGTTTTGTCAATTCTTTAAAAAAACAAATTAAAAATTCTAGAAAATTTGTAAACGGAGGTGAAACAGAAGATATAGGTAAAGGTATGGCTTATGAGTTTTGGAAAAATAAAACTCAACCTGTAGATAAATTTGGAAGATCTAATGTTAATTATCAAGGACCTACTACATTTAGAAGTTTAAGTAATCAAGTTAATGCTCCTATACCAACTAAAGCCGATAAGCTTACTAGTCAATATGGATACGATTATAAAAAAACATATGATGAATCTGGAACACCTCATTATTATACAAAAAAAGAGGGAACAGATTCTTGGATAGATTTAGAAACTGAAGGAAATAAAAATAGTTTAGCAGCTGTAAAAGCTTTAGCTTGGGGCGATGATACAAGTTATATAGGAACTGAAGCACATAGAAACCAAATAAGAGACCAGTTAATTAAAAATGAAGATGCTAGAATAAAAGGGTTATCTTCTGAAGAATATACTGATGAATTGTCTTCAATGTATTTTCCTAAAAAAGAACAAGCTGCTACAAAAAGTTTTAATGAACAAGATTATAAAGATATAGAATCTAATTTTGGATCAGATGTAGCAAACCTAATGCAATCTGGTGTAGTAGGTTCTGCTAATTCACAGCAATCTGAAATGCCTCCTAAAAAACTTGTGTTTGGACAACCTGGGTTTAGAGAACAACAAACAGCTTTAAATCAAGGATACCAAACTAAAGCTGGGGCTGCATATTCAAATAAATTAAATCAAGAATATGTTAAAAATATTAGTAATGAATTAATAGATAAAATTATTAATTCTAAAATGAGTAATATCGAAAAAAGAGAGTTAATTCAAAATCCAGAAAAACTACAAAATTTAGTAATTAATTATGAAGGTTGGAAAACTTCACCACAAGGCGGAGCAAATGATGCATATAGTAGAAGAGGTGCTGTAAAATCAGATGATTTTATTATTAATAGTGATGGAACTGCTGATTATCGAGCAGGAGCTAATCCAGTTGTTATTGATGGTGGAGTAAATATGTTAGATAAAGAATGGATTACAGGAGTTGCAGGAGGAAAAGCTTTTTCTGAACTATTAGGAGGTACAGCAGGAATGATTGCTTCAAAATTTAAAAGTAATCCAATTGTACAAGCAACAGGAAAAACATTAACACAACCTTTGTTAACAAATACAGCTCCACAATTTTCTAAATATATGTTAAGTCCTTTAAAAATAGCTGACGTTGCGGGAGGTGTTTATGGAGTAAATCAATTTACAGATTCTGATTCTATGACAAGACAATCTATTAGAGATTACCAACAAGGAAAAGGTTCATTTGAAGATGCGGCATTTAATACAAGTATGAGTTTATTATCAGCACTTCCTGTAGGAGCAGAAATATTTAGATCAGGTTATGGAAATTTAGTAGGAGGTCTTAATGCAATAAGAAAAGTTCCGCAAGTTAGAGATTTTTTACCAGGAATGGGGCAAGTTTTAAAAAGAGAAGCAAAATTTAAAGATTTATTTAACACACAAAAATATACTAGATTTACTAAACCAGGTCAGGTAGAATCTAAAACAGGTAATTATTGGTATAATAGAGTAGATGGAACAGATTTAGGGAAATATCAAAAAGGTGCTGATCAAGCTACTGATTTAGTTTTAACTGATGCTCGTGCTAGTGAATTTAATGCAGCAAAAATACAAGATCGAATTAATAAAGGAAAAAGATTTGGGTCTTTAGAAGAAAAAGCAGCTAAAAGAAGTATAGCTCCTATTGATGATCCAAAAATGGTAGCTTATAGAAAAACAATAACAGATCCAGAAAAAAGAAAAATGTTTGATACGGCATTACAAAATCCAGATAAATATTGGAAACTTCCTGGATATACAGACGATATAGGAGAATTAATAGCAAAAGCTCCTGCTAATGCAGATGAACTTAATCTTTCTAAAGAATTATTTAAAGATATAAAAGCATACGATGCAACAAATTGGAAAACTGGTTATAATTTACTTGAAGATTTTAGTGGTTCATATGGAGGTGCAAAATCAAAAGCATTAAGACAAAGTAAAAAAGTTATTGATTATCTTGGAAAATATTCTAGTAAATTAGGTAAAATAGGTAAAACAGAACAAGGAGGATTAGATCTTGTAGAAGCAAATTTTGTAGGATATGATGACTAAGGTTTTAAATTAAAAGCTGAGTAATAAAAAAATAGTTATGAAAGATATATTAAGCATATTTGATAATCAGGTAGTAGATGAGCAAATAACTAATGTTACTCCTGATCCTCCTAAAAAAACTAAAAAAGAACTTACAGAAGGACTTGTTTTAAAATATATGGAAGAGTACGGCATAACTAATCCTTATATACAAAGTGCAATGATGGGAATTATTCTCAATGAAGGAGGCTTTACGGGAAAACCAGAAAATTTATATTATACTACTGCTGGCAGACTTGCAGAAGTGTGGTCAACATTTTCAAATTATACAGACAGTAAAGGAAGAAAAGCAAGAGCTCCTGAAGGTCAAGGTAAAAAATATGCAAATGAATTAGCTAAAGGTGGAAAATATTTAAAAAATCCTAAAGCATTAGCCAATTTTATTTATGCAACACAAAAAGGTAACAGGCCAAATACTGACGATGGGTATGTTTATAGAGGAAGAGGGTTAAATCAATTAACAGGAAGAGGATCCTATAAATCATTAGGAAAAGATTTAGGAGTAGATTTAGTAACTAATCCTGAGTTACTAGATACTGATCCTGATTTACAAGCAAAAGCAGCTGTTCATTTTTTACATAAAAGATTAACAAAAGAATTGCCTTATTTAACTGAAAAATATTCTAGATACAAAAAAAGATTTGGTAATTATGTAGATATTAATAATATAGATAATCTTAAAGATGCTAGTTTCATATTAACAAGTGCTAATGCAGGTTTTGGTTCTTATCCTAAACAAAAAGCATTTAATGATAGATTAGCTGCTGCTAAAAAATATGAAACAAAAGTTATACAACGTAAAGAAGGTTTGCAAGATGAGTTTGTAATAAATTCTGACGAATTAACAACTACTGAGGACCCAATAGTTAAAGAACCTATAGTTGAAGAACCTGCAGTTACTAGTACTAATAAAGTAACTCCTAATTTTAGAGAAGAAGTAGATACTCCTAAAATTGAAGAAAATATTACACCTTTACCTGTAAACATACCTACTTCAGTAAATACTATTCCTTCTGATTTAGATTTTTCAGAACCTCAATTTATAAATTCTAATGTTCAAAATTTTTCTGCAGAAGAATTAAAAAGACAAGAAGCATTTAATACAGCGTTATCTCAATCCGTTATGACAAACAGAGCTCTTCCTAAATTTGGACAAGGGTCTATGTTTGGTCAAGGACAATTGTTTGGAGCTGATAAGAAAAAATATGGAGGATCTATACGTCCTAGATACTATAATAATGGAGGACCTCTTGATGGAGAACCTGTAAAAAATTATGAAATACCTACAGGTAATCCTGTAAAAAGTAAAAGTTTTTTAGGAGCTTTAGGAGATATAGCAAGATTTAGTGCTGCTAAAAGTTTAGCAAAAACAGAAGTTCCTGAAAAAGGAGAAGGTATGAGTAATTACGATTATTTTAATAGCCTTGATAAAAAACAAAAAGCTTCTATACCGTATAAAGAACAATTAGCTAATAGAGCTGTACAAACTGAAGATGTTATTACCTCACAAATTAGAGAAAACATAGCAAAAATAGGCAGTGAAATAGGCGCAAATTATGGACCTGAAAATAGTATAGAAAGCCAGTATGATTATTTAGGAATACCTTTTATGTATAATCAAGATTCTTGGTTTCATAATTTAAAAGATAATATATATACTAGTCCTTATACTTGCCAAGGAATAGCTTGTGCAATTGGTAGAAAAGCAGGAGCTGTAAATGCTAAAAGCTATAAAACTGCAAGTGCTAGAGGTACAGAAGGAGCTCCTTGGGCAATAGAAACAGGAGGCCAAACTGTAGATCATGCTGATGTTTTAGCAGGTAAAGGTTTATATCCTGTAGATGATATACAAGCTGGAGATATGGTTAGGCATGGTTATAAAGAAGGTAGAACAAGTCATAATACAACTGCTTTAGGCCCGTCAGTTTCTGCTAGAGATCAATATAATCCAGAAGTTGTAAAATTTCCTGCAACTTATGGCAGCCATTGGACAAGCGGAGTAATGAAAAGTGACGATTATTATATGGATCCAAAAACGGATCAAGCTTTTAGATATTTAAGAAATTTACCTGCATATCAAGAAAAATTAGCTAGTGCTCAAAATGTAAATGCAGATTATCAAAACTATTTAGATTCAAAAGCAATTGCAAATTTACCTATAAAAGAAGCAGAATTAATAAGAAACGAAAATCCTACTGAAGTTCCTTATATTACTGAAAGAAAATATCCTGATACATTAAAAGGAAGAAGACAACAAAGACAAAATGATAAATTTATTGCACAATTTCCTGATAATTATAATTTTAAATTTTACAAAACTGGAGGAAATTTAGGAGGTTCTCCTTGTCCTTCAGGTCAAATTTATGATGAAACTTCTAAGTCATGTGTTTCATACGAAACTTGGGAAAAAAATAATTCAGGCTTTAACATGGAAGATGTTAAAAAAGAAAATGAAGATTATTTTAATGCAAATGAATGGTTTAAAAATTATCATAATTCTCCTAAGTATTATGAAATGACAAGAAGTTCTTTTCCTGAAGGAGGTGTAGGAGATATGCAAGCAGGTAGTTTAAGAAAACGTAGGGAGCAAAATTTAAAGAGTATTCCTCCTTTAAAAATACTTCCTCAAGAAGAAGAGGGTCTTGGTGGATTATCTATGACTGATAATGGGCAAATAGAACTTTTTCCTGAAGGTTTTAAAACTGGGACAACAACTCATGAATTAAGCCATTCTACTGATAGGCCTGTATATTTTTATCCAGGTACTGAAATAGGCAGACAAAGAATTATGCCTGAATCAGATAGTAAATATATAGATAAAAGAAAAGCAGATGTATTAGGAGACAGTAGAGAATATTTTAATTATAAAGAATATTATGATAATATGATTAAAAATGATCCAGAAAAGTTTAAAAAAGCTGAAGAAAAATTTTTAGATTTTTCAAATTATGTAGCAGAAGATACCGAAACTAGAGCTAGATTAAATACAATAAGACGAATGGCTCAAGAACAAGGATTATATGATCCTTTTGCTGAAGGAGTTTCTTCTGATTTATATTATCAAAAATTAAAAAAACTTAAACTTAAAACTAAAGATCGTTATAAACAAGGATATAATCCTATGAAGCAGCTTCAAAATACTTTTAGCGATGAAGAAATTATATGGATGTTAAATAATATATCTGAAAATAAAACTAATAATAGCAATGACACAGAAGGAATGGCGTAAATAAAATTAAAAACCGTATCTTCATAAAAATTTTACCAAATGAAAAAAGGAATTAATAATCCAGGATTTAGAGCACTGCCCTCAAGTGTTCAAAATAATATTTTATCTAACATGAGATATGGCGGAAAAAAGTACGCAGCTGGAGGAGCTATGCCTATGGAACAGTTGACTGAGTTTGATGAAGGAGGTCGTCATGAAGAAAATAGTTTAGGAGGTATTCCACAAGGAATGAATCCTGAAGGGCAAATGAATTTAGTAGAAGAGGGAGAAACTAAGTTCGATGCTGAAAATTATATTTATTCTGATTCATTAAAAGTAGATAAAGAATTAGCAGAAGCTTTTAACCTTAATCCTAAGATGGTAGGTAAAACTTTTGCAGATGCAAGTAAAATGGCAGGACGTAAAAAATCTAAGCGTGAGGGAGATGCTATAGAAATGGCTGCTAATGAAAAAGATTTAATGAATCTTATGGAAGCACAAGAGGCTTTCAAACAAGCACGAATAGAAGAGAAACTACAAGAAATTGCCGAGTTAGATCCTAACGCTCTTCCTGCTTTAATGGGACAAGGACAACCACAAGGTGATCCAGCAATGGGAGGCCAAATGCAAGAAGCTCCTATGGATGAGCAAGCTATGATGGAACAGCAAATGATGGCTGAACAACAAGCAGGCGGAGGACAACCATCTCCTGAAGAAATGGCTATGATGGAGCAACAGCAAAATCAAATGATGGGTCAGCAAGAAGGTATGATGAGAGCAGGAGGTACGATGGATTTTGAACCTCATATGATGTACAAAGATAGTAACGGGATCCAAGCAAATACTTACGAAAAACATCTATCATTAAAAAATGAAGGCTACGGTCATAGTATGGGTTATGGTGGTTATACAAAAAAACGTTCATATGCACCAGGTGGTTTTATGGGAATGAATATGGCTAATGCAGGTATGATGGCTCCAGGTCCTTGTGGAACTCCTGGAAATCCTCCTTGTCCAGGAAAGGAAACAGAAATTAGTACAGTTAATGTAGACAGAAATACAGCTACCAGTGGTACAGGGGGATTAGGATCTATAAAATTTGATTCTAATTTAGGTTTTGGAGAAGCAGATTCTGACATACAAGCTTTAGAACAAGATCTTAGACAAAGTATGTTAAGCAATCAAGGAGCTTATGTCAGTACTCCTCCTCCTGCAGAGCTTGGAAAATTAACAAGAAGACAAGAAAGAACAGGAGAATTTGTAAAGGGAACGTTTGTTCCTGGTAATACTATAGCAGAAAATATTGCAGAAAGACGAGAAAATAGAAAAGATTTTAGACAAAAACCAAATACAGCAGGTCGTAGATATACAAAAGTAAATAGACTTCTTAATCCATTTAGAGCATCAGATAATAGAATAGAAAATACTGGTAATCAATATTTTGCTCTAAAACATCCTAGAGCAACAGAAGATGCAGAAGGAAATAGTCTTAGAGGTTTAAGTAATCTTTTCTTAGGAGTAAAAGATAACAGTAAATTTGTAGGCAGATTTGGTGAAGGAAAAATAAAAAGCGGAGGTGGTACTAGATTTAGAAGAAATGAATTTGGAGGCAATTTAATGCAACCTGAACAACCTATGCAAATGCGTAGAGGAGGAAAAATGTGTTACGGATGTGGAGGTGCTATGCACAATTACGGAGGACGTATGGATGGAATACAGCCTAATCAAGCTAAATATGGTAAATGGTTAGATTTTACTTCTAATGTTTTAGGAGCAGGTGCTAGCGCTATAGGAAATATTCCTCTTATAGGACAAGCTATTGGAGCGGGATTAGGAACTCTATCAGGAGTAACAGGGTCTTTAGCGGAAAATGCTCGTACTTCTGAAGATGGAAAAGTTAATTGGCAAGGAATAGATTATGGAGATATGGCTTTGCAAGCTGGTATGGGAGCTGGTGCAGGTGCTTTAGGTGCTGCAGGTTCTGTATTAACTGCTGCAGGAGGAAAAGGAGTAGATGCTCTTACTACTAGTAAATACGAGAAAAAAGAAGCTATGTTCCAAGATATTTTAACTAATCCAGAAAAATATTCTGAAGAACAATATGAACAAGCTCTTGGTAGACAACAAGAGATGGGAAAAAATAGTGGACTTTTTAATGCAATTAATGCTGGTGTAGGAATAGCAGGATCAATAGCTGGAGGAAAAATAGATAAAGCAGGAGAAGCTGCTGTAAAAGGAGCAGAAGTAGCTACTGATGTAGCTAAAACTGCAGATACTGTAATTAGTGCTAGTGATAATATTTTACCAGAGGCATTTGATCAAGCTAGTGCTGCTGTTAATGCTGCTAAAACTGCAGACGTTGCTAGCAATTTTATGACTAAAGCAAATAATGTTGCTGATAATAAATTTATGCAACAAGGAGTTTCTATGGGAATGGATGCTTTAGATAAAGTTGATCAAACTAATACGCAAGAAACTGTAGCAGATGAATTAGCAGTTGAACAAAAAAGAGCTGCAATGATGACTAATGATCCTGATTCTATGTATTATGATCCAATAAATCAACCTGTTAATATGGCTACAGCAGGAACAGGAATGATGGCTAATGGTGGTTATATGGGAACTCGTTCTTATGGAACAGGAGGTAGGCCAGGTCTTTGGGCTAACATACAAGCTAAGAAAAAAAGAATGGGAAGTAATTATCGTCCTGCTCAACCTGGAGATCCAAATAGGCCAACAGCTGAAGCAATAAAAGCTTCTCAAAATGCTATGGGCGGAAGTTTAGATTATTCTGCTAATACTTATGATAATGGAGGTAAACTTACTTTAATGAAGCAAGTAGCGCAGCCTGATGGAACTATGGTTAACAGAAGTGTTACTTATAATTCTTTACAAGAACTTTTAGCAGATTCAGAAATAGTACAAAAATATGGAGGGAAGGAAAATGTAAAAGAATTATTTTCTGAAAGATTTAAAGACTCTAAAATTCCTTTTCAAAAAACTATGTTAGATGCTCCGCAAACTATGGCAAATGTAGATAATATGCCCAGTGCTAATCTTACTCCAGCAAATGCAGCACAGATAGATGAGAATTTAAAAATGATAGAAGATCAGGAAAGAATGGCTTATATGCAAAATCAATTGCAAGTAAGTCCCGATAAACTAGCAGAATTAGAAGCGGCTAAAAATTTAGAAAGAACTGTAGATTCTGAAAATACTGTATTTCAAGAAGATTTGAATAAAAATAATATGCCAGATTATTTAGAACAAGCAGAAAATTTCTCAATTGAAGAAGACAAAGAAGTAGAAAAGAAAAATAAAGTTAAAACAAAAGAAGAGCCAGTTATAGAAGAAGATCCTAATAAAATTGTAAAAACTGACGATATAGAAAATACTAAATTTGATTTTAATTATAAAGAAAGCTTCCCTCAATTTGCTGCTAAATATGCCGCTCCTTTATATAATATAGGGTCAGGATTGCTTAGTAAACAAAAAGATTACATGCCAGAGTTTGTTCCTTTAGAAACTCCTAAATTTGATCCTACTCAAGCAATAAATAATGTTAAAAGACAAGTATCAGGATTAAGAAAAAGTTTAAATAAAGTAGGAGCTAATCCTTCTAATCTTTTAGCACTAGCTCAATCAGGTTCTAGATTAGAAAATGAAACATTGATGACCTATGATAAACTTCAAAAAGAGTTAGATTTTAGAGGTAATCAATATAATACTACTCAAAAGCAATCTTTAAAGAAATATAAAAAACAATTAGAAATGTCTTTTGATGAAGCTAAAAGGAAATCTATCCAAGAAGGTATTAAGCAAATGGGTAAAATACAAGAAACAGAATCTGCTAATTATTTAGCTGCTCAATATAATTCAATGGCTGCTCCTAACTTAGGAACATTTGAATACACTCCTTTTTTAGAAGGCTTGTTAAATAAAATGAATAAGAAAAAAAATAAATAATAATGGCACTTACTCCGTTATCTACTCCACTTAATACAGAATACAAGCCTCTTGGATTAGAGGCTTTTGCTGTTCCATTGTCTCAGTTGCAAAAAAAGTTTGATCTTACTCAAGACCAATTAAACAAGACTGAATATTCTTTAAATCATTTAAATGCAGATAAAGAACGCACTGGCGAATTAATGGGCAACCTTAATCAAAATACTAGAGATTTATCAGAAGCACTTGTACGTACAGGAAATTTTAGAGAAGTAGGAAATAGATTAGGAAAGTTAAATAGTTATTATAATAAAAACCCAGAATTAGCTGCTATTAAAAGTAATCATGCTGGTTATCAAAAAGCTTGGGCAGAAATGGACGAGTTGAGAAAAAAAGAAAAGATTACTCCTGAACAATTAACTAATTGGGAAAATTGGGCAAAAGGTAATTTTGGAGGAACTAATTTTGATAAAGAAACTGGAGCATATAATTCAGGAAACTTTAAAGTTACAGGTGCTGATGTTAGACAAGATATGTTAGACGAAGCTAAAGAGTTAGCTAAGATGACTCAAGAAAGTAAAGATGCTTATATAACAAGAATGATAAATTTAGGAGTTGATGGAGAAGAAGCCCAAAGACTTGCAAAAATTTCTTTAGAAGAAAGGAACAAAGATAAAGTTGCTTTTGAAATATCAAATGTTTTAAAGAAAATTCCTAAGTATGCTAATTATTTATCTAACGAAGCAGAAATTAATTTTTATAATCAAAATGAAGATAGAAAAAAACAAGCTCTTTATAACCAAGAAGATCCTTTGTCTTTTTCAAAAGAAATATTAGGAAAAGTTTTACCTAGTTTAGATGCTCGTAAAAAAACTTTAGAAGCAGTTTTATCTAAAGAAGATCTTCCTGAAGCACAAAAAGAATATTTAGAAGGAGATTTAGCAGACTTAAACGAAACTATAGAAGATATTAAATTAGGAATTGCAGGTACAGATGCACAATTAACTGAAGATTTAGCAGAAACTTTTTACAAAGCAGATGCAGTAGGTTATATAGATGATTTATCTAGTTCTACTGCAGATTTAGTAGATTTTGTTCACAGAGATATTTCTGCAATAGGAGGTGGAGGTGGAGTATCTTCGGCTAATAAAGAAAAAATAAAAGAAGTAGGAGATATAGTAATTAGTATAGATGAAGTTAGTTCTACAAAAGGTACTAAAGTACAAGAAGGAATTAACAGTACTTATTTAGAAGAAGCTAATCAAGAAGTGTTTGGAAAAGATAAGCCTAATACTTTAAACGAATTGTTTAGAGAAAACGAAGATGTAAAAGCAAATAGTCTTGCTTCTGAAACTATTACGAGAGTAAGAAATCAGTGGACAAAACAAGAATGGGATAGAAAAGATCCAGACACTTATAAATATAAAGATGCTGACGGCAATTATATTCTTCCTGATATTTATAAAAATGGGGCTGATGTAGCTGCATTAGATTTCTTTGATAAAAAATACGATGAAAAATTAGAAGAGTTAGATGGCGAACTTATAGAGTTAAATACCCAATTAAATGATTTAGATGTAAACTCTGCTGAATACAGGGAGGCTACTAGCAAAATAGTAAATATTAATAATGATAGAAATCAAAATATTTTAGCAAAAACTAAGCAAATAAAAGATTTAGATTATAATATTAATGAACTATTTATTTCTTTACAAAGCGCAGGTCTTGGAACAGACGATTTTAGTTTTGATAAACTACAAAGTTCTTTAGAAAAAATGTCTAAGTTAAAAGGCTTTAATCAGTTTTCTGGATTTACTGAAGAACTTAAAAAGAGATATGACGGTAAAAGTGAAAGAGCAAAACAAAAGTTCATGAAAGAGCTTAAACAAGTTGCAGATTTATGGTCAGGAAATACTGAATCTAGTTCAGGCTTTTTAAATAATTTGCAGACTATAAGTGAAGATAATATACAAATGAGTGTAGAACTTTCTCCAGGAGGAAATGCAGAAGAAATAGGAGTTAAGTTTACAAATGAAATGTTTGAATCTACAGATCCATCTTCTTTAATTCTTAGATCTATTTTTGATCAATTTAAACTTTCTAAAACTTTAGGCTCAGAAGGATACATACAAATACCAAAAGTGAATTACACCGAAGGTCTTAATTCTTATACTGATGGTGCTATGGAAGAGATAAAAGATCTTGTAGTAAATAATCCAGATGATTTCTCTAGAGTAAATTATGATCCAAATACTAGAGAATCTAATATAGTTAAAAGAGATGCTGCAGGAGAAATCTATGATATTTCAGTATACGGAGAAAATCCAACAATAGTTGGGAGAGATTCTAAAGGGGGATTAATTTTAAAGTACGATAAAAAGCCTCAATATAGAGAAGCTAATGGAGGAGTTAAACAATATTTTAAAGACATTGCGTCAGGTAAAAATACTAGTGATAGAGTATTAGATGAAGATGATTATTCAGAAAGATTTGATGCTGATGATCAAGCATTATTTAATAAAAATAATCCTGATGAATTATATATTACTACTAGGGATGTAAGGATAGACCCAATACTAAATGCAGAAAATAATTATATTGATCTTGTAGTAGCAGGATTAAATAATTCAAATACTTCTGAAGGTATTGAAATTATAGAACAACAAAGAAATAACTTTGCTCCTTTACATTTAATAAATAATAAAGACAGAGCTATTAAATATTCTCAAATGGCTAAAACATTAACAGAAAAAGCTCAGAAAGGAATTAAAGGTGAAGAATTTCAAGGACCTGCTCATCGTCAAGATAATGGAGACGGTTCATTTACAGATTACGGAATAGTTTATAAAACAACTACTGACAATAAAATAATTGCCCAAGTAACTAAAACAACTAAAGTTCCTTCTAATGAAAAAGGAGTTCCTGATAAAATCTTAGAACAAGTACAATTGCCTTCTACTAATATTACTTTAGGCAATAATCTACCTCTTACATTACTAAAAATGGATATGACTTTTGGAACAGGTGATGAAGCAGATACAATAAATGTAAGAAGAAATGGTTATGATATTCCTTTTATTATAGCGTTTGAACAAGGATTTATTTTTGAAGATCCTAATGTAAATGTTCAAGCTATGGATAATATAGCTAAATAATAATTATGGCTGACGAGAAAGAATTAAATTTAAAAGGAATAGATACAGCTAATCCTGAAGGGACTCCTGACACAAAAGGAGAGCCTGATAGTAATCCTATAATTGAATCTTCTAAAGATGATATAAAATCTTCAGATGCTTTTCTTTTACCAGAAACACAAAGAGATCAAACTTTGGCAGGATTAAATGCTGCATCTCTTTCTTCTCAAAAAAGTCCTGCTATTAGAGGCACAGACTTTACTTTTAATAAAGAGATAAGTGATGCTATAGATGGAGCATATGTTCCTTTTGATTTAGCAAAAGCAATTCCTGACCCTAATGAACGTGCTGAATATATTAGACAACATGGTTCTAATATGGTAGATCTTTTAGACCCAGATGTTCAAGGAATAACTTTTGCAGATGAATTAAAAGATCTTTATAATTTTAGAAAACAAAATTATGATGTTCAATTAAAAAAGTTTGTAGATAAATTAGATGCTGATCAAGGATTTTTTGATGCAGCAGGAAATACTTTACAAAAATTTTTAGGAAAAACTACTGTAGCAGTTACAAGTTTAATTCCTTTAGTATATGGATTAGCAAAAGGTCTTGTTACTTGGAATGCTGAAAATATATTTAACAACACTTTGTTCGATCAATGGGACAAAATGGATCAATGGACAGATAAACATTATGTAGTATACGGAGGGTATGATTATACTCAGCCTGGAGAAGATGGAAAGCAAAAAAACTTTTTTGCAAGGATGGCAGATAATCCTATGAAATCTATAAACAATGATGTTATTCCTGCTGCTTCATTTATAGCAGGAGCTATACTTACAGAAACAGTAGCAGGACTATTAGCAGCTCCTACTGGTGGAGCATCATTAATAGCTAATACTGCAAGATTAGCTGCTTATGGAACAAGAACTTTTTCTAAAGGAATTAGGGTAGCAAGAGGATTAGATACAGTTGCTGATATGTATAATATGGCAAAAATTATACCTTTAACTGCTAAGTTTCAGAAAGGAATAGGTACAGCAACTACTATGGTTCGTACAGCAGGATATGAATCTAGTTTAATAGCTAGAGATACTTATCAAAGTACTAAAGACAAATCAATTCGTAATTATATTAATTCAGATATAGGAGTTAAGAAAGGATTAAAGCAGAAGTATGAAAATATTATTCGAGATAATATGGATGAGTTTGGTAATTTAAGTATTACTGAAACTCAAGTACTTGCTGAATTAGAAAAAGATATTCCAAAAAAAGACAGAATTAAAATACAAAACAATGCTGAAAATGCTGGAGAGTTGGCTTGGTTTTCTAATGTTCCTTTAGTAGGATTTTCTAACATGTTACAGTTTCCTAGAATATTTAATTCTAGTTATAGGTTAGGCCAAGGGCTATTAAGAAAAGCTGGCCAAAAAATAAATCCTTTAACAGGAACTAAAATGGTTGGAGGCAAAATGGTAGCAAGAGGAGCTGAAAGAGGTTTTGCTGCTAAAGCCTATGGTAGAGTAATATTACCTACTGCTGCTAGAGGATTAGGAGAAAGTTTTGAAGAATTTAGTCAAGGAGTTTTTGAAGAAGGATATTCTAATTATTATTCTTCTCAATTTACAGATCCTTCAAGAGAAACGTTAAATGAGTTTTTACCTACTATGGCTCATTCTGCAAAAGAATATTTTAAATCTGTAGAGGGACAAGATAGTATTGCTATAGGAGGACTTATGGGTATGTTAGGTTTACCTGGTGTTAGAATGCGTAGTGCTCAAGAAAGAGCTGCAGGAAAGCGGAGAATGGGATGGACATGGTATGGTGGTTTTTATGAAGGATGGCAAGATACTGGTGCTAAAATGGAAAAAGCACAAAATCAAGCCGACATTTATAATGCTGTAAGTACTAATGTAGCTTTGCAAAAGAGTCTTGAAAATATGCTTAAAGGAGTAGGCATACAAGCAGAAATGGATAAAGCTCTAGAAAAAGGAGATATTTTTAATTATAAAAATAAAGAGCATGAAGCTTTTTATAATTTTGTTTCTACTAGAATAGAAACAGGAATTGCAGATACTATTTTCCAAGATTTAGATGCATTAGAAGAAATGGGTCTAGAAGAATTTAATAAAACTTATGCACACAAAGATCAAGAGTTTCAATATACAGGAGAACAAAAAAAGAAAATAATTGAAACTGCTAGAAACAATGCTGAAGGTATAATTAAAGCTACAGAAAAAACTGAAGACTTATTAAATTATGAAAGACGTTTTGTAGACAAAGTATTTAATAAAAAGTTTTTAGGATCAGTGTCTTATGGTACTCCTGTTAGAAGTGCTGTAGGTGCGGATAAAAGTTTATTGAGCGGAAAAGGAAACGTTGATAGTAAATTAGAAGCTTTTGTACAAAAAGAATTTGAAGATGCTTCTGAGCAAGAACAATATATTTTAAAAGAAAGATTAAAAATGCAATTGAGAAATCAATTAACATTCTTAACATCTTCTGCAGAAAATATAGAAAAAAGAGAAAAAGAATTAACAGAACAGTTAAGAGACTTAGTAGGAGAAAGTGGATTATCTGCTTTTATAAATGATAAGAATTTTGTAAGATTTGTTGTAGGCCAAGAAACTACTAGTATAACTTTAGAAGACGGTACTGAAGTTAAATCTACTGATCCTAAATTTGCAAATACAAAAGACAAAGTTCAATTTGCAGTATCTCAAATACTTGCAGACATTAAAGAAAAAAATCCTAATCAATATAATTTTGCCAGAACACAAATTAAAGATATTGTTACTGATCTTTTTAAGCTAAAAGATAAGAAAGCTAAAGCAGCTGCTTTTTATAATATGCTTATGACTAAAGAGGGGGCGCAAGAGTTTACTCTTTATTTAGAAAGTGAAAAAGAACTTATGGTGCAAGAAGCTATGGAAACTGCTATAGCTTTGCAAGAAGAGCAAATCAATAAAGCAAAAAGCTCTACAACTAGTAGTAATGTAAGTAATACAGCTAACGATCTTAATAATCAAAAAAGATCAGTAGCTAGTGAAGAATTAAGACAAAAAATTAGTGATAAGCAAACTAAAGAATTAGAAAGTGTAATACAAGCTTTAGACGAGTTAGCTACATCTACAGAAGGTACTATAGCCTACAGTAATTTAGACAGTGATGTAGTAGTCAAACTTTTAGAAAAATTTCCAAATGCTTTTCAATTAATTAAAGATCGTTTAAATGGAGCAATACCTGGTTTACAAGATATAGATAGTATACCAAGTTTAAAACATCTAGAAACAGATACTTTCTTTGATGGTGCTAGTATAGAACAAATAGTATCAGAAACTTTGTTTGATATTATTGCAGATTACCAAGGCAAAACTCCTGGACCTGATCCAAATCTTAATAACGCAGCTCCAGAACAGATTAATATAAATAATGCTTTTGCTCCTAATAACCAAGCAAGCGAAGTAAATCAAACAGATTTATTAGATATATTTAGTAATGAAAATACATATTATAAAGGTGTAGCTACGGATAGTTTTATAATATCTGTTACTAATGATAAAAAATTTAAAGGTAAAGGAAAAGCTATAAGAAAAGACGGTAAGTTTGAAGATATGAAAACTGACCAGCCTTTAGATAAGTCTGCAGTTAATGATCCAAATACTTTAACATTAGAACAAATAAGAGAACAAAAACCTAAAGTAAAGTTAAGATATTCTCAAAATGAATTTGGAACTGCTGATGTTGACCCAGGTTATAGAAGTATTGACATTATATATGTTGATTCTAAAACAGGTGCTGAAACTTTTTATGGAAGAATTCCTGCTTCTTTAGAAGTAATAACAGATCCTGAAACAGGAGAACAATCTTACAAAAGAAGAGAAGGCATATCTCCAAAATTAGCTAATCTTAGAGCAGCAATAGCAAAAGGTAGCGTAAATCCTGATACAGGTTTTATAGAAATAGCTACTACTGAAACAGATTTTAAAGGATACGAAGCTACTGTTGCTCCTAAAACAGAAACTAAAGAAACTACTACACCAGATATAGAAGCTAAGAAAGCTGACATAGAAAAAAGAAGAGAAAAATCTTTTAAAGCGGCTTTAAAAAGTCCAGGATTTTGGATATATATAAATTCAAAAGGAAGAAAAATTGAAAAGCTTGCTGGATCAAATACAACTGTAGAAGAAGAAATTAACGCTGCATATGACGCAGAACTAGATGCTTTAAAATCTCAGCCAACACAAACTAGTGAGGTTGAAACAGAAGTAGAACAGAGTGCTAGAAGAAAAGCTATTGACAATTACTTTGAAAATATTTTAGGCCAAATAGAAATAACTGCATTAGAACCAAATTTAAAAGAAATGGATGGGGAAATAGAAAGAACTATTGGCGAAAAGAAATGTAATTAAAAATCCGTAAATTTGATAAAATCTAAATAATGGCTTGTAGATATTGGTATGACGGTGAATTCAGATCAGAAGAAGAATTTAAATCTATTTTAGAAAATGGACTAATAGATCAATTAATACGTGATGGAGTAGTTGAGTTTAAACAAGACTTTCCTTTAGACGAATCTTTAATTAAAAATTCTACTGTTGAAACTAGAAATCCTCTAGAACTAAGCATACTTAGAAAAGTTCAAAGAGGTAAAAATCTAAATACTCAAACAGAAGAAGAAAGCGAATATGAATGAAAACGGGGAAACTGTTTATAATTCAATACCTGTTAAAAGAAATCCTCTTGCAGTTTTAGAAGAATCTAGAAAAAAGAAACCTGGGAAGTATAATAAAAAACTTACTTTATTAGTAGCCACTAATGAAGGGTTATGGGTAAACGGTAATTTATTAGATGGTCCTGGTGTAGGTAAAAAAGATGATGCAAAAGATGGCCCTACTAAAGGAAGTGTTGGGTATAAAATTCTACAAGACTTAAAAAATAGTATGTCTGCTGATCAATTTTCTGCTCTATATAACTTAGATTCCGAAGTAGTAGGATCTGTTTTTATGATAGTAGATTCTACTAGTGGGGCTTTTCCTGTTAAATTATTTACTAATAAAATACAAGACACTAAAGATTGGGAAGATGTACAAAAAGGCCTTAAACTTTTAAGTGACCCAAAAGCAGATTTAAAAGAAAAACAAGATTTTGAAAAAGCTATTAACAGAATTACTTACATGTATGATGTTAAATTTAAAGATGGTAAATATATTCTACAAAGAATTGTCAAAAATAATCAAAATATACCTGCTATTAATTTTGAAAAAAATAGCGAAGGTAAATATGTAGCACAAATAACAGATGCTACAGGAGAGAGTACTACAAAAACTATTGAGGAGTATATTGGAAATAGTATCTATAGAGTAGACTATACTCGTATTAATAGAGGAGATTACAACAAAAACATTGCAGATAAAAATGTAATTAAAACAGATTTATATCAAGAAGACGGTAATTTCTTTCATTCATCTAACTTAATTCTTTCTTATAGTGTAGTAAATCCTAAAGCAGACTTAGTAATTAAAAAACAATTATCAAGCTCATTAGGACCTTCTGGTTCTGGTAATGCTAATAGCACTGAGAATTCATCTAAAAATGATACTCCAAATCCTAAAGCAGATTCTAATAATAAACCTGATGAAGCTAAAGGAATATTTGATATGTCTGCAGATAAAGCTATTAATGCAGAAACAATGACTGCTGTTAGATATATTACATTAAAAGAACAAAGAGATAAAGAAGGAAATGTAGTTCGTAAAAAGAAAACTTATAGAGTTTATGCAGAAGTAGGATTTGACGGACAATTACAAATTGCAAAAAGAGAATTAGTTAAAGTAAATTCTAATGGAACTTATCAAGTTGTTGGTAAGTTTGATTTAACAGAAGGCCAAACAAAGATAGTAGATCAGTTATTTTTTAAAGACAAATTAGTTAAACAAAAAAATGCTGAGATTTCTAAATTAGCAGTAGAAACAGAACTAGATGCTATAGGAGGTATAGATCCTGGTAGCGTTACTGATTTAGATCAATTAGTCGATAGTAAACAAAAAGTAGAACCAGCAAATGAATCTAGTGATCTTTTTGATGATATGGATGACATTGAGGCTGAAACTGGAAATCAATTAGGAGAAAATGATGTTAGAGAAAAAAGAGTAGTAAAAGAAGAATTAGAAGAACAAAAAACTTGGGATAAGAAAAAAGAATTAGAACATCTTAAAAAAATATTAGGTAAAGCTTTTGTAAGAAAAAGTGGCAAAGATGGTACTGTAAGAGTTTTTAAAAACTTTGAAACATTAAAAGAATATTTACCTGCTAAGACTTACCAAATGCTTTTAGAAGCAAATAAAAATGGTAGTGAGCTTTTTGGTTTGTTTAGCACTGCGGCTATTTTAATTAAACACAATGCTCCTGCAGGAGTAGCTTTTCACGAAGCATTTCATGTTGTATTTAATTTAGCATTGCCTATACAAGATCGAATTAAAATACTTAATGAAGCTTATTTAAAATATCCTCAATTAAAAACAAAAGTTTTAGAGTCAGGAAAAGAATTGACATGGTTAGAGCTAGAAGAATTTTTAGCAGATGAGTTTATGGACTATGCTAATAACAATGAAAAATTTACTGGTTCGCAACTAAAAACTGATAAAAAATCTTCATTAACAGGAATACCTACATACGATGCTTTTAGCGCTGCTTCTGCTAATTTAAAAGAAATTCCTAAATTTTTTAAAGGATTAAACAGAATGCTTAATGTGTTCTATAAACAAAACAGTGCTATAGATATTGATACTTTATTTGAAGATATTAATACTGGTTACTATGCAGATAAAATAGAATTTAAAAATACCGCATTAGATACTTCTGTAAGACAAATGAGTAGAGTATCTGAAAGAGTCACAAGTCCTCAAAGAAAATTTAATAGTGCACTAGAATTAGAAGCTTCTTTGCAAACTTTAACTAGCTTAATGTTTCAAAATTTAGAAGTTTATAGAAAAGAAAATGGATTAGAAGATACTAGTATTTCTGATTCACAAATTATAAATAAAATAGGAGTATCTAATTTAATGGCTTCTATATTAACTCGTGTTGTGTCTTTACGTAAAGGAGCTAAGAGTATTAATAATAAAGAATTGACTGAAGCTTATTCTAGTTTGTTAAGTGTTTTAACTAATGACAATAAAGCATTAGCTACAACACCAGAAGGTAATCCTTTAGTAGTAAATAGTAAATTACAATTTAAAGAATCTACTCCTTTATTAGAATCTTTTTTAGCAGATCTAAAAGCTAGGTATAATCTTAATATAACTTTTAATGGAAATAGTTCTATTAATGATAAAGTTGATTTAAATGAAGATCCTGCAGTTAATTCAGAAAATGAATTAGATGCTTTCTTAAAAGAAGAAACTACTGGTGACGCAGTAGCAATGACTAATTCTATAGAAGTAAATCCTAAAGAAAATGTAAGTCAGATCTTAAAAAGATTCTTAAATAGAATTCCAAAAAGAAATGAAAAAGGTGGTCGAGTTTATAACATGCATAATCAGCTTATTTATGAAGACGGTAATAAAGTTTTTGGGCATCTAATTGGTCAAATTTCTAATAGCTATAGCTACGAAACTATGATAGCAAGGCTAGAAAAAGTTAATAGACCCTGGGCAAAAGATATTTTAGAAGAGATAAGTAAATATGATAAAAGTGATACTAGAAATATTGGCCGTAGCTTATGGCTTTCTATAGGAAATAAAAATTTCTTATACTATTCTACTATTATAAAAGAGAATGGGGTATTCAAAAGAATGGGTACTAACAGAAATACTTTAGACAATATTATAAAAGATAAAATTCTTGCAGAGTTTTTAAACACAGATAATATTTTATTTAAAACAGAAGCAGGTAAAAATTGGAAAGAAAATATTGTAGAAGAAGCTGCTCAAGATTTTTTTAAAGATATGATCAGAATTAGTGAATCATTAAAAGAACTAAATAGTCAATTTAAAAGTACTGATCCTGCAGTAGTAAAACAAGTACCATTAATACTCGAAGCTATACAAAAAAATCCAGAAAGTCTTTTATCAGAGAAACATAAACAAAAAGGAAAAGAGGACCAATTACAACGTGTTGTAGATTATAAATTATTAAATTTTAAAAATTTATCTAAAAGTCTTAATAAATATAATATAGAATTAAGCCCTACTCAACTTGAAAATATTTATAATCCTAATTTAAAAAATCCTCAAAATAGTGTAGAAAATTTACAAAAATTAATTAGTGTTTTAGTAGAACTTTCTGCAGGATTATCTGGAGGAAGATATAAAAGAACAAGAAGTACTGAAACTAGAGCTTTTGAATATAATGAAGTTTTTGATAGAATTCCTAGAAATCCATTTTTAAGTAAAGAAAAACAAGAGTTAACAGAAGAAGAAATTGAAAAAGGTGCTCAAGAAGTAAGTAATAAAGCAGATAATGATCTTTTAAATTCTTTAGCAGCAGCTATGGAGCCTGGTTTAGCTAGTGAAGGGTTATTTGCTTTTAGAAACATGGATGGCAAAACTATTTATGCTTTAATTTATTCTGGCCAAATAAACAAAATGCTAGAACAAATAAAAGATCCTGAAGAATTTCAAAAGATTTTAGATAAAACAGGTACACTAGATAATTTTGTAAAGCAATTGCCTCTTGTTCAAGAATTATTAGATCCTGATTCAGAAATGAATGAAACAGGTCGTAATTATATGAAATTAACTATTCTCGACGGAATGCGGGAAGAAAGAAAATCTCAAGGAGTTGTATACAGCAGGATGAGTGATCAAGAATTATTTGGTACTCAGATAGGTATGTATATAAATAACCAAAGTAAAATTAAATCTGAAGGTTTTAAAGCAGGAAGGCCTTCTTATTTTAAATTAGGAATTGCTTCTGACTCTCCTAATATACATTTTATTAATGCTCCTTCATTAGAGAAAAAAGCTATTATAGATAAATTAGTTCAAACAGCTAGAGCTGAACATTCAAGAATTTTAAAAGTTCAAAATCTAGAAAAAAACTTTGCAGAAAGTAAAAAAGATGCTGTACAAAATGAATTGTTAAGAATTCCTAATTACGTTAAAAACGGTAAGAAATGGCAAACTCTTAGCTTCTTAAACAACAGTGAGGTAGGTATTGCTACTATGAAAAATGGCTTTAATGAAGCAGGTATAAGAGAGGCTATAGAAGAATTTCTTACAGAGGATGTAACAAAAGAAGGAGGATTTTTTAACAAACAATTTACAGAGCTAAAAGAAAAAGGTATTATTAAAAGCATTGCAGATAACGGTGATGTATTATTTAATTCAGGAATTATAGACACTCGAATTACTAGCTCTAGTAAAATAAATAATACAGAATTTCTAAAAGGATATTTGCTAAATCAATTTTATTATAACACTCAATTAAATACTTTATTTGGAGGAGACATTTCTTTTTATAAAGGAACTGTAGATGCACAAAAACGTTTTAAGCAACTATTTAGTCCTGGTACATATACTCTAGGTGAAGGTAATATGGATGCAGTTATTTTAGATGATATAGAAGAATTGACAGAAGAAAAAACTTTAGAAGTTATTGATTCTATAATAGAAGATTCTAATCTAACTGATGGAGAAAAAAGATTAACTAAAGAAGTTTGGAAACAAAAACATAATATTACTGATGCTGCTACAATATTAAGTCTTAGAAGACGTAAAGAAATTTTAGAAGACTTAGATAGATGGACCCCAGAAATGGAAGAGTCATATAAAAGAATTGAAAGAGGAGAAGATACATTAGAAGATTTCCATACTGTAAATAGCAATCCTTTTGCATCTCCAGCAAAACCATTCTTTTATACTGTAAGAAATATTAATGGAACAAGAGTTCCTTTACAAATTAAAAATGCAGAGTTTGTTCCTACTCCCGCATTTGCTTTACAAAAAGAAGGAGATGCTTACAAGTACCCAAAACTAGCAGCTTTATATCTAGATCTTAATGGAGGTAAAAATTTAAAAGGACAAGAAGTACAGCCTAAGTTTGATGTAGCTATGTTTGCAACAGCTGTTAAGGTAGGCGCAGTAGCCAACAATGTTACAATTGATAATAAAGGAGACTATAAATATACTTTTAATTCTTATCAAGAAGTTGATGGTGAGTTTAAAATAAACGAAGGATTTAATGTTATACAAATAGATAAAGCAGATTATAGATCACAGCAAGAAACTCCGCCTCACTTTATAGACGACAGATCTAACTTTAGTACACAAACAAGAAATATTATAATTCAAGATTTAGATCCTAATCCAGATAATAAATATGATTTAAGTAACGGAGATTTAAGATCTGGAGAAGAAACTGCAATGTTGTTTCAAGAAATAGTTTCTAATGATTTAGAAAGAGATTATAATAAAATAAGAGACGAGTTTTTGTTAGCTAATGGAGATTTAAATTATGAAACTTTGCTTCCTATTTTAGCTACTGCTGCAAAAGATAGAGGATACGGTCCTTCTTATTTAGAAGCTATAAAGCCTGTAAAAAATTCTAAAGGAGAGATAAGATCTTTCTTGCCACTATACCATCCTAAAATAAATTATCAAACTCAAGCATTAGTAAATTCTATAATTAGGAATAGAGTTACTAAGCAAAAAATTAATGGTGGACAAGTAGCCAACTTTACTAGTTACGGTGTTTCTGATAAATTAAACATGACTATAGAAAACGGAGGAATTACTTTAAAAGCAATTATGCCGTGGACATCTGCCAAGTTTTTTCCTACTGATGAAAATGGAAATGTAGATATAAAAAAGCTACAAGAAACTGAAGCAGGTCGAGAGCTTTTAGAAATTGTTGCTAATAGGATTCCGACGGAAGATAAGTACTCAATATTTAATATTAAAATTGTAGGCTTTAGTCCTGAATCTATGGGTGGCCAAATCATACTTCCAAGAGAAATTACTACTATTGCTGGGCTTGACTTCGATATTGATAAATTATTCTTTATGATGAAGAATTTTTATTATAAAAATGGAGAAATTAAAATAGATAGATTTGTAGATAAAATAGAAACTGAAGAAGAGCAAGAAAACTTAGCTCGTAATATATATAGCAGTTTAGCTTCTTATACAAGATATTTAGATACTATAGGAATAAGAGGTAGCCAAAAAGAACTTAAAATACAGAAGTATAAAAAAGAGTCTAAAGAATCTGCACAAAGACAAAAAGATTCAGAAAAATTTTCTCAGCAAATTGAAGCTGTTGATAATTTTTTAAAAGCTTTAACTGAACAAGAAGAAGATTTTGAATTTACTGTAGACGAGCAATTTTATTCTGAGGAACAAATTAAAGAATTAAATAATATTAAATCTTTCTTAGCAACACAGCCTAGTCAAAATATTATAAGACTAAACAGTAAAAAAGCTAGCGATAATAAAAAGATAGATATTATGAAAGGTATACTTAAAAACAAGTATACTACTCCTATGATTCTTCAAACTGGTAACTTTGAAACACTTCATGCATATGCTTCTAGAATAAGATTATTGCGAGCAGGAAAAACAGAAGAAGCTAAACTTAAAGGAAAAGCTTTGATAGAAGCAGCTAATAAATTAGATGAAGACAATGACTTTAACATTAACTACCCATCTACTCAGTTAGAATTGTTTAGACGTAATATGGATGGTAGAGATCTAACAGGTATATTTGCTAACCACACAAGTCACCATGCAAAAGCACAACATACTAATTTAAAGTTAAAAGAAGCTATAACTATAAATAAAAAGAAATACATTAATTTAAATAAATCTATTGTTAATGGAACTAGAGTATCAAGAACTTTAGCTGTAAAAGATGCAGCTGTTGTTGATAATGCAAAAGAACCTTTAGCAGGATTTTTAAATATTAATTATTTTACTGCAGATACTGTAGCGCTTTCAGACAGACTAGGAGTATCTGAAGGTTTTACTTACGCTTTAATTAATCAACCTATTATATTAAGATTAACTAGAGAATTCTTTAATGACCCAGGAACTTTTAATCCTGGAGGAATGATTTATGATTTAAAAGGAGATTTAGTAGAAAAAATTCAAAAAGCTTCAGGAAGAAAATTTGAAGAAATATATGAAGCTGTAAAAAAGAGATTAAATACTTTAGATACAAAACAATTAGAAGAAACTTTAAAAGCTCCTAGTATACAAAATACTGATTATTTAATGAATCAATTAGTCGCTTTAACTCTATTTGAAAATTTATATAATATTGGATCAGAACTAGGAACAGGAGTACAAGCAGCAAGAGTAGATACCCAAGCACTAAATCCTACTAATGCAGAAAATTTTACTGTTATTCAAAAACAAAAGAAGACTGTTCAAAAAGAACAAGATCCTGAAAAAGGTAATTATATAGAAGGACTCTCAGAAATATTTGTTCCAGGAAGGTCTAGTACACAGATAATGATTCCAAGTTTTAATGAGTTTGGAATATTAAAACCTACTTCAGATATTACAGAAAAAATATTTCCTAGTGTAGGAACATACAATGAGAATGAAGCAAGATTTGATTATTCTTTTTTAGGTACTATGAAACAAGAACTAGCTGACGAATTAAAAAGCAGTGGGCTTATCAATGAAAAACATGCTAGACTTATAGACACTCAATTTATTAATTACATTGCCACAGGCTATTCTTTTTTCGATGCTTCTCAGAGTAAAGATATACTAACAAAAACTCCAGATAAGTTAAGAAAAATAAGACAAGCACTTCAAAACCTTAATTCTCAACTAAGTAAAGCAGTAAATGATAATCTAGAAGGTATCGATAATAGAAAAGCTTTTTTGAGGTTTGTAAATGATTTAGAAATAAAAGATAAAGAAAAAGGAATACCATTAGAAAAAAGAATCGTATATTACAACAGTGGGAAAGGAAAAGAAGATTTTCAAACTATGGAAGTAATTTGGGAACAAATGCTTCATTCTTCTAATCCTGTAATTAAAGACTTTGCTTTAGACCTAGTTAAATATAGTTTCTTTAGTAATGGTTATGGTTACGGTCCTTACAGTATAGCTGACTTAATTCCTCCTTCTTTTTGGGGAGATGAGTATCAAGCAAAATTAAATGCTGATGGGTCTACTTTTAATGAATATATGGAGACTATATTTAGAGATTTAAAAAATAATAGTTTAGATGAATCTAAAACTTCTGTTAATTCAGAAAGATTTAAAAAACAACTTGTTCAAGCATTTGGTAGATCCCCTGGATTAGTAAAAACAACTCAAGTAAAACTTTTAACTGCTACTCAAAAAGCTAAAAATAAATTAAGTAAAGACAGTGATGTAAGAGAATTTGTAAGATTAGCAGATTCAGGAAGAGTAGGAGACATGTCAGGAAATGTTCTTATTAATACTGCAAAAAATAAAGACTTTTTAAATGAAGATACTAAAAAGCCTTTAAAATATGTAAGAAGATACATAAAACCGTTAGTAGATCCTATAACTCAAAAAAGAGGAGCTTACCAATTATATGAGTTAACTGCTACAGAATATGTAAATCCTTCAACATCTGTTTTAACTTATAGTCCAATTCCTATGACTTCTATATCTAATGTTGTTCTTAATTTAGATATGAATAATGATATAACTAAACCTTGGTTAGACAAAAGCAAATCTAAAAGTTCTTTAGAAACAACTTTAGATAATAATTCTACTGATACTAGGTCTCAAAAAGATGTTAAAGAAACAAAAACTGAACCTGAATCAACTACAGTACCATCTGTTACTAATAAAAAAGAAGAAGGTCCTAAAAAAGAAACTAAAAAAGATAATAGCGGTTTATTTGAAGAAGGTCCAGTAGATCCTTATAACTATACTTATAGAGAAGAGGTAGAAGAAAATGGTATGACAGAAAAAGATTGGAATACTTTAAGTAAAAAAGAAAAACAAAACTTTTTAGATTGTAAAGGATTATAATATGGCAACTTGTGTAAATATAAAACATCCAGAATTTATAAACTTGTTAGAAGAATCGGGTTTATCAGAAGGAGTTCTTGCTGCTAAAGCAGGAGTATGGATGGAAGAAAATAGTACTGGAATTTTTCCTACATTAAAAGATCTTGGTATTAAAAATCGAGAAATTTTTTATCAAACTTCCCAAGCTAAAAGTGTTAAGGCAGATCTTAAAAAAATATTTTTTGATGAGGTTAGAGGTAAAGATTTATCTGAATCAGAAATACAAAATATAAATTCAAGACTTTTAGAAATATCTAAAAGAGTAGGAGACGAAGATTACAGATTACGTTTAAGCCAAAATGGTAACTATTATATAGCAGGCTACAAAAATGGAGCCGTTACTATGGATGATTACTATTCTCCATATGCTAATGGTATATTTAGACAAATAAATTCTAAACTAGAAGAAAAAGCAAACAGAAAATTAGATCAGCTTTTAACTAACTGGGCAAAAAAACATGGTATTTCTGTAGAAACTTTAACAGATCTTAGAAAAAAGTTTCCAAATAGATTTGAAAACGAAGCTTTAGGAGTTTCTGATTTTATGAACGGCTTAATAGGTTTAGCAGATAATAGAAGGCTAGACACTATGGCTGAAGAAATTTCTCATTTTGCTATTGAACTATTGTATAATACTACTAATGCTACACAGACTTTTAATTTTATGCCATTAGGAGCTCCTATGAATATAAGAGAAGCTGTAGCTAATGTGCATCATACTCAAACATATTTAGAAGTAAAAGAAGACTATAAAAATGTTTATGATAAAGAAATAGATTTTAGAAAAGAAGCTCTTGCTAAAATATTAGCAGCAGAAATAGTTACTGAATTTCAAACTACTGAAGAATTAGCTAAAATAAATAATGAAGCAAAAACTTTTTGGCAAAAATTCTTAGCATCAGTAAATGATTTTTTTACTTGGTTAGACGGAGTGTTAGGATTAGATACTTTTGGTAGAAATGATATAGAAATGTCTGTTATTCCTTTAGCTAAAAAAATCTTAGATGGAAACTTTTTAACTAAAGATTTAAAAAATTATGGTTTAGACGCAATTGAAGCAGGTCTTGGTGAAAAAGGTTGGACAGAAACTGATGTTATGTATCAGATAAATAAAAAACCTTTAAAGTATAAAAAGAAAATAAACACTACTCCTGAAGCTGCTATAAAAACAAAAAAAGAATTTTTAGAAAAAGCTAGATTACAACTACGTACACGGTTAGAAGAATTTGAAAAATCAGGTAGAGACGTTGAACCATTAAGTAGACAAATTACAGAATTATCTAATACAATAGAAAAAGAAGAATTTAATCTAGGAGTAGCAACTTTTGTACAAGACGCAGTAAAAGAATTAACTGTAGTTACTAATAGGTTAGATGAAGCACTTGATCCAAATTCTGATTTTGAATTTACTAATGAAGGAATTGCTAAAGCAAATGGTTATGTTGAAATGTATGAAGATTTATTTAAAAACATACAAAATATTACTATTAATGATTCTAGTTTTTCAGAAAAAGACAAAACTGAAGTTAAAGATTTAATTGCTAATGCATTAGATTTAATTGGTGCAGGAAAAACAAAAGGAGAAACTTTATCCGTATTATCTTCTCAAGTAAATTTAGATAGAGCTAATACTGGTCCTAATGGAGAAAAAATAGATCCTAATTTTGATTCAAAAGAAATTATGGAAACATCACATACAGATACTAGTACATTTAGATTATCTGTAGGTAACTTTAAAAATGCTGCAAGTTCTATAATAAGATTAGCCCATAAAATTATTTTTGAAAGCGTTTCTTCTACTAAAAGATTTGCTGCAGAAACAGCAAGGTCTTTATTCCAAACTCAAGAAATATTTCTTACTAAATATAAACAAACTGATTTAGTAGAAAAAAACGCTAATGGTAAAGAAACAGCTTATTTTATTCGAGAATATAAATACAATGACTATTATAAAGAAATGGCAAGAACTCGACAAAAAATTGCCGAAGCTTTAGATATTAGAAATGAAGAAGGGGATATTGATGTAAATTTATTAGATAAAAATTTATTGTCGGATAGTCAATTAGAAATTTATAATAAAATTTGGAAAGAATTTTTTGAAAATAATACTGTTAAAGAAAAGCAACCTGTAATTCAACAAAAAGTAAACAAAGAAACAGGTAAATTAGAAACTTTTTATAAAGTTAAAAAAGGATCTACTACTAAATTTATAAAAGAATCGGCTATAGAATCCGAAAAAAAATTAGGTTGGAATGTTTTTAAAACTCAAAAAACAGTTCCTAGTAGCAGATATCGTAATTCTGATTTTATTACAAAAATGAAAGATCCTATTTTTGCAGCACATTATACTAATGTAATAGAAAAAAAGAAAGAAGCAGTTGCTAAATTGTCTCCAAAATACAGAACTGATAGAGTAGTTTATATGTTACCTGCTATTTTAAAAAGTACTTTAGACAAATTTTTTAGTATGGAAAATGATGGAACTAGTTTTCTTACTAGATTAAAAAATATGGGAGATGAGGCTTTGTTTGTAGATGCAGATGATACTGAATTTGGACAATTAGATGCTTTTAATTCTCAAGTAGTTCCTATACATTTTACTAGACCTATACCTGTAGATAAACTATCTTTTGATGTAGGAAGATCAGTAGTTATGTTTGCAGAAATGTCTGAAAATTTTAGGAACATGAATAAAATTTCTCCTGAAATACAAAATTTACAAAGAGCAGTAGGAGCTAGAAAATATGTTAAAAGTAAAAAAGAAGGCCCTATATCAGGAACTCAATCTGTAGATTATGCTACAATTAAAAATTTATTAGAACATTTTGTATATGGTCAAGAAGCTAAAGAAGATTTAAATAAACAGACTTTAACAAAAGATAGTTTTATTACTAAAGGTATGAAGTTTGTAACAGGAGGAAAAGTTGATTTAACTGGAAAAACTTTTTCTTTTAATAAGTTTTTTAGACAAATACAAACTTATATACGTAATAATAATTTAGCTTTTAATATTCCTACAATGCTTACAGGATATTTAACAGCTACAGGAGATAAATTTATTACAGAACAATTAGGAACTTATACTACTAATGAATCTGCTATGTGGGCTAGAGCAGAAATGGCTAAAAATTTACCTCAAATATTAATGCAAACGGGTAAATTAAAACAAACTAATAAAGTTCATTTACTTTTACAAGATAATCAAATAGTACAATTAGAAAAAACAATAGGTGAATCAGGAAGGAATCCTCTTACAAGAGCTTTAGTAAATAACAATCCTATGTATGCAGGATATGCTACGGGAGATTATCATCTTAAAGGAAATAGTACATTATCTATTTATGATAATTATAGGTTATATAAAGGAGGGTTTTTAACTAGAGAACAATTTTATCGAGCTAAAGCTGCGGAAAAAGGAGTTCTTTATGGAGAATCAAGAAGAAAAGATAAAGCTCTTCAAAAAGAAGTAACTGAAGAATGGAAAGATTTAAAATCAAAAAGTTTATATGAAGCTTATACTCAAGAAGATGGGCAATTAATAATTAAAGATGAATTTAAAGAATACGTAACCGAAGATTTACTTAATAGTGTTAGAGGTAAAGTTGAATACATGAGTACTCTTATAGATGGTACTATGAGTGAAACAGATAAAGGATCTTTATCTAGAACTGCTTATGGAGGATTTCTTACTATGCACAGAGGATTCTTTTTTAATTTAATTGATAAAAAATTTAAAGGATTTAGAAAAGGTGATGGAGTAGCAGTTAACTTTTTAACAGAAGAAGAAGAAATAGGAGATTATATAGCTACGTTTGGAAGAAATGGGTTTTTAGCAGATATAGGAGCTCAAGTATTTAAGAAAGGAAATCTTATGGGAGCTTTTGAGGCTTGGGACAAATTAAGTCCTGCTAAAAGAAGAGGTGTAGCAAGAACTCTTATGGATTTTGCTTACATGGCAATTGTTGGTTTATTATCAAGTATGGCAATAAAATGGGCAGACGAAGATGATGACGATGAAACAGCAAATTTTATAGCATTAATAGCTACTAGGTGGGCACTGGAAACAGGAGTTGTTGCAAATATTGGAGAGGTTCAAAATATGATAAAAGAACCTGTAGTAGGAGTAAGAATAACTAAAGAAATATTAGGTGTATATGAAGCAATATTTAATAACGACCCTTACGAAAAAGGAATGTATGAAGGAAAAACTAGATTAACACGTTTAGGAATTAAATTACTTCCTTTTGGTTCAAGAAATATATATGAATTACAATATCCTAAAGAAAAGCTAGATGCTATGAAACAAATCAGAGGATCAGGTATACTTTACAACGAAGACGATGAAAAGTTTGATTTAGGAAAATATTTTTATAACTTCCTTATAAATAATGTAGATATAACAGAAGATAATGAAGTATCTAGACAAAATTATAACGATGCTGTAGACGCTCTCTCCGAAGAAAGAAATAAAGAAAACAGTTTTAATTAAAATTTATGAAACTTATAAAACATGCAGGCAATATTCACGAGTTAAAACTTGGGGGTACACACGCTAAAATTGCAATGATGTCAGATTTACATTGGGACAACCCAAAATGTGACTGGAAAATATTAAAGAAAGATTTAGATTACTGTTTAAAAGAATCTATTCCTATTATGATTAATGGAGATATGTTTTGCTTGATGCAAGGACGTGGCGATAATAGAAAGAACAAATCTGATATTAGACCAGAACATAACAATGCAATGTATTTAGATAGTATTGTAGAAACAGCAGTAGAATGGTTTAGTCCATATGCACATTTACTAACTGTTATTGGATACGGTAATCATGAGACTGCTATTATTAAGTTTCAAGAAACAGATATACTAGCAAGATTTGTAAAATTACTTAATATCAAGAACGGTACAAATGTACAAGTTGGTGGTTATGGTGGGTGGATGATAGTAAACCAAGCTCTTAAAAAAACTAGTACAAGTTCTGGTACAGCAACAATGAAAATAAGATACTTTCATGGATCAGGTGGGGGCGGTGTTGTAACTAAAGGAGCACTTAATCTTACTAGAGCATTAGAAATGTATGAAGACTTTGATGTATTTACTATGGGTCATATCCATGAAAATGCTTCTAGGAATGATGTAAGAGATACAATTGTTAGAGGTAGGTCTACTTATAGACAAGATCAAAAACAACTTCATCTTATGCTAACAGGAACATATAAAGAAGAATATGGAGATGGTTCTAAAGGGTGGCACGTAGAACGTGGCGCACCCATTAAACCTACTGGAGGCAGAATCTTAACTATTGATTATAAAAGAACTAGACAAGATGGTCAAGATCATTTTTTAAGAGGTATAGATTCTATGAAATTTCCTTTATAAAGAATTTTTATATTTCAATCCATTTTGTAATACCCGCAATGCGCGTATTTCTTCTACAATTTTTAAATAATCTTTATTAAGTTTAATATTATTATCAACTAAATTAGATTTTAAACGAATTATTTCTGCTTCTATATCTTTAAGACCTTCTTTACTTTTTCTATTAATTAATTGTTCTAAAGAAAAATCATTAGCATGATTTTCTCCTTTTATTACTAAGTCAATGTTTGTGTCTTCAACGTTTTTGTCTTCTTGCATGATTTTAATTTGTTTTTAAAAAATGTATCTAATTTTGTTCCACGGTATTATCTCATCGTGGAGTGCAATAAATTGCTGAATGAATTTCTTNTTTAAAGATAGTTTATATCTTACATTTTCACCACCATATTGCGATATTTTATTTTCTTGAATTTCAGGCATCCATAATACNTTTTCTGCTTCTGAATNATCTTTAAGATTAGCTATATGTTTTTTATAGTTATGGGTCAAAAAGATAACTTCTGCGAGNACTTCGTCTTTGTAGTCGACATAATCATTAACCATTTGAAATAACTCTCTGTAATCAGCTCGCCATCCTTTATATACTATAACAGGACTAAAGTTTATATGTACATCATAGCCTGCGTCAATAAAAGCATCTATAGCTTTAATTCTGTCAATAATTTTAGAAGTACTTGGCTCATGTATATCAGATAATTTTTGAGGCATTAGACTAAATCTAATTCTAATTTTCTTGTTAGCATCATAATCTACAAGATTAGGATTTACATACTTTGTAGCAAACGAACCCATTGCTAGCGGATGATTTTTAAAGAAATCAAATATTGTACGCCAATCATAGAATCTAGCATGTAATGCAAAATCCTCATTGCAACTAATATCATAAGTAGTCAATACGGGATGTGTTTGGTTAGGCTTGTCAACAGGAGTAAAGTAAACGTGATTATTTATAGCTGTGAGAATGTCTCCTATATTCTCTGCTATGTCCAGGCCTTTAGGCTTGTGTCGTTTCATATAACAGTAGCTACAGTTATATAAACAGCCGTAGCCAAAGCTAGGGCTAATAAAATCTGTAGACCTGCCTGATGGGCGGATCAACATAGACTTTCTGTTAATTTTTTTAAGAACTTTTGCCATTTTTTGTAAATAAAAAGGGCCCGCGTTAACGAGCCCTCAGATTAATATAATCTAAACTGCACCCAATCAAGGGGACTATCCGAAGAAGTCCCCTGTTGGAGTTAATTTATTTTTTGTTGTATAATTAGAAATTACTTCATTTGTTAATATTTCTGTTGTATTGTTTATAATAGGCCATACTTCCTGATCATATAAATATGCAGGTGACCCAGGATTACTAAGACGGTCTTCCCAACTTTCTTTAAGAACAATTGCTTTGTTTAATATAAGAGGCAGTGTATAAGCTTTACCTGAAAAGTAATGGTTAGCAAGAATTAGTTTCTTAGCATTAGCCGTTATTTCAGAGTATTTACCGTTTATAATTAAATCAAAGTCATTGTAATAATCTGTAGGAATACTAAATATAAACACAGTACATTCCTTAATATCATAATCATCTATGAAATTAGGAAATGCTTGTACAGTAGTATAAAATTTATCAAAATCTGTATCTCTATATCCGCGCGCTACTATGTAAATATAATTTTCTTCTTTGTATTTATTGATTGTAGTATTAGCTAAATAGGCATTAAGGAATCTAGACTTATATTTAAGTCGACCCCAGCTATCTTGTATATGACAATCAAACAAAGACTTTGGTACGTTTAGTAGCGGGAACAAAAATGTTGCAGTTTTTGTAAATTTCATTTATAATCGTATTGTAGTTTTACCTTTAGTATCGTATTCCATTGGATAATCCCAAGCATCATATTCAGTAGCATATTTAAAACGCTTAATTGCTTGGTAAAAACCTTCTAGATTTTCTTTAATTTTAGGAACTTTATCTACGTTACCGTATAAACCTGTATTAATAGCTTCTTTACTTATCTCGAACACCATAGGTGGATTTTTTAAGAAAGTTTCTACTACAATATATAACATAGGTTTAAAACTATATCCATCTTCATAATAACTTTTAAGTCTATCTGATTTATCTTTAGTCAAACCTAAAGTATATACAGCTGCTTGGAAGTCATATCTAAAATGCCAGAAACTATTTTCAAAGTTAAGCACAGACTTACTAGTAGTTTTAAAGTCAATAGGAGTTATAGTTTTTTCTTGATGATTAACTATAATTCTGTCTAACTCACCTTTAAATTCTAAGCCATCATGTTCAAACACAACTACGTGTTTGTCTATGATTTCTATATTAGGGTCGTCAGATTTCTTTTGGCAGTATTTACTAGTATGCTTATCAGATCTTAGGGCCATAACACAGTTAACTGCTTTAGCATATTCAGATTCTGTAATTATAGTTTTAGTTCCGCATTTTTTAAGAATATCAAAATACTTAGAACCTTGTTCTACAATTTTATTAATTCTTGTTTCGTCTTTCCATCTAGATTGATAAAGCTCATAATTACAATGCTTCAATATTTGTTCAGGATAATCTTCTAAACTTGTAGGAGTATACTTAATATCTGCATCATATAGTTTATCTTCATCAACAGCAGAGTCATATATTGCTTTAACTATTTTAGCAATAGTCTCAGACACTCCTGTATCATCAGGTATAACTGCATACTTTTTATCAAAGTCTTCTTTAGATTCAGTCAGCATCATATCTACTAGTGAGCCAAACACAAAATGCTGCTCACTAGACTCTACTCTTGTTTCTTGTCTTTCTTTTGCATCAACATATGCTTTAGGACTAATCAATATTTGTTTTAAAGTGCTTTGATTAAGAGCACTAATTGTTTTATAATCCACCATTATTTAATTGTTTTTATTTGATACGCTAGTTTCCTATCTTTAAAGTTTGCTACAGGTACAAATTCGTATGTAGTTCTTTGTAAGAATTCTATTGTGTCGTCGGGAAGGATCCCTTTCTTTATTAATACATCATCTAAGCATTTTAACCATATAAGAGCCAAATTGCCTATATCCCAATTAGGTTTATAATCATCAGCAGCTGGTTTCCAACTCGTCTTTCTTTTTCCTGTTACTTTATCTTTTATCATTTTCATAACTCCATAATTTACGGGTGCATATACTGTTAGTTTTGTTTCTACTGGGGCATTAATTGTCAGATTATTCGGTATATGTTTTTCAATGTATCCGTGCATGGCAGCTACAAGAGCTGCCCTAGTTGTGTAGTGCACAGACGCGTGAATTTTATTATAACCAATCTTGACCCATTTGTTTTTACTAACAGGAATATGCGTTATGAATTCAGGAAATTCTAATTTAATCTCACTTACCATATCGCTTGTTTTTAATTATTCGACCCAATTAAATTCTTCGGGCTTTACTTCTTTTTCTTCTTCTACTTCTACTTGTTCTTCTATTACTTCTGGAACATAATCTTCTTTAACAGTCTTAATATAACTGACATTTAGTAGTTTTGCTAGTTTGTCGCTAAGAGTAACTTGTTTAACTTCAAAATAGTCACTAGAATGGTAAAAATCATCTGTATACCTATTAAGAACATACTTTAAAGAATCTAGAGTAACAACATTTTTGTCTATTAAAGAGTCAATTATACTTTGAGAACTGTTGCCGCCTAAGTAATTAAGATTTTTACCTAAGAAGTCTATTAATGACTTAAAATTAACATGTCTTTTAGTACTACAATCATTTATTTTAATCCCGTGATCAACAAATAGTATTTCTAAATACATAAGAGAGTCAATGTAATTACTATTAGCCATAATTTCCATAGCTAATATATGATTGTCAGTGTCTTCACTCTCAAACATACTAGATAATTGTTGAAATACTTCCTCAGTAATACTTATAGAATCTTCAGCGTTTATATGGCTAATTAAAGATTTATAATCATATACTTTATCAAGATTATTCATTATGTGTTGCCACTTATCTTCATGCTCTGGATCCACATAATTCATATAACTATTGCGGTTTTTAGGATTTGCTATTATTGGACGAACACCGTTGTAAAGACTGCAATCTCTATTTTGAATTTGCATTTTAGTACTATTGCAGACATTTATTTGTTCGTCGTCAGATAAATCTTTTATAACATCTTTTATATCTTCAACTTCATTTGGATCTAAATAATCTTCTGCTAATAATTCAACAAATTGAACTAACTGTTTTTTATTAACAGTATGAACCCAATCGTTTTTTACCATTTTTTGAAAAGTAGTATCTACAAATATGTGAGTTGCTTTAGTAACATCATTAGTAGTTTTTGCATAATTATTTAATAGCAAATCTCTTAATTTTATTCTAGGAATATTGCATCCAGGCCCTATATATAAAACATCTCCTGGACTAGGAGAATATTCTTTTTTAATAGGTAAATCAGGAAGATCAGAAGCTTCATATTCAAGCCTTTTTGTTACACTGCTTCTATGAAAGTATACACTATCTATTTCTTGGGTTCTAGTACTTGAGGAATACGATCTATGTATTTCAAGTGCCTTATATAAATCTAACATATTTTATTATTTAGTACTCATTTGTAAAACATTTTGATTCAACATCATCTTAGCAAACTTAGGTTTATTACCGCCTAGTAATTCTTTAACGATGTAATATTTAAGATCGTCAGTGAATGCGTCATACTTAGTTGTTAAATCAATTAACCTTTTGTTCATTGCGTCATTGATAGGATTTGTTTGAGCAAATACTAAGCAATGATTTATTAATCTAGTAGCTAATACACTAGCGATGTCTGCACGATATGTATCATTAACTCCTATACATTCTCTTGATTCTTTTAATAATTCTGCATCATCTAAAGTCAACATTTGTTGAGGTGTTAAGATTTTATCTAAGTTATTATTAATAAACATGACAAACATAGCACCCGCATCAGGTCCAATAGAACCGTCGCCAATCATTTGAATAAGAGGAAGTTCCTTCTCAAAATCTTTTATAGAGCTTATAGAATTAAAAAATGTAGTAACAGACCTAGGATTTACATCTGTGGTAATTACTTCAGGATGCATTAATAAGAAATTAATACAACGACCATCTATACCAACGTTCTCTGCCCAACGGGCCCATACAGGACCGTCAAACTTAGTTTCTATAGATATAAATCTAGTCTTTTGCGCATTATCTAAACTAGTAACATTATAGTCACCATTGTCAGGATTAGTAGTTAAAACTACATGCCAGTTTCTAGGAAGTCGCCAGCTAACATATTCTTGTTTGTCTATTAATTCCATACATGCTTGCATAAATCTATGATCAGCACGAGTATAGTCATCTAGAACTAAGAAACCGCCTTCGCCACGACCCTGAATCCATTCAGGAGCAGCATGAGACATTCTTTTGTCTACAACTTTGAAACCTTTCTTATTAGCAGTATCGATTTCTTGTTCAGTAACCCATAAAGTTTTACCTTCGTTATTTTTAACTTGGAATTCTTTAACAGGAAAACCTACAAGATCACCTAATTCTTCTAGCTGCGCTAGATTTAGTTTTACTACTTGCATTTCTAGCTCACTACCTAATTGCATAATAGCGGATGTTTTACCAAGGCCCGCTTCACCTTCAACATTTACAGCTACAGGAACTTTACCTGTTTCTTGTATATACTTGTTATTATTAACCATGTGTTTGATGAAAGTTTTCATCTCATCAACATTTAATTTTACTTGACTCATTGATTGTAATTTTTATAATTCTAATTTGATTTTTAGACCAGGAAGATCTTCATTAATTTCTGATTGTTCAGAATGAACCCATAATACTTTAGCTCTAGGACTAACACTAGTACTTGCTTCACCGTCAGTAAAATATACAAGACTAGTATAACTAGTATTCTCGTTAAAATATTCTATAACAGGTGTAAAGCTAGTACCTCCACGTCCATGAAGTTTAAGATCATATGTACCTTTATACTCACTAATATCTCGTATGTAAGTATCACATTGTACAAGAGTTATATCAACACCAGTTTTATATATATGGTGCATCTCATTCATAAATTCTCTTACTTCATTATCACTAACGGATCCAGATGTGTCTATAGCTAACATAAGCTTTTGTTTCATCTTAACTTTCATACCAGGCATATCAGGAAACTTAGTATTTTCTTTTCTACGAATCTTTTTCGTAAAAATCTTAGTACTAATACCTGTAAAGCGTCGGAGATAATTCTTCCAATTAAATTTAGGAGGAATTATTTCTTGAATTTTAATTATACCTTTCATCTCACCAGGAATATTACCCTGTTTCTTTTCGGCTTGACTTTTTACTTCGCTCAACACTCTTTGCAGTTGCTTTTCTATAAGTTGCTTTTCTGCGTCAGGTAGATTTTGAAAATCTTTCCAAGGATGATTAGGCATATTAACATTTTTATCTCCCTCTCCAGGTACTCCTATTGTAATTTGGCAATTGCCTTTTTTTGCTGCATCAAGAAGTTTATCCATATTCCCACAGCCACAAGTACCGTTTTGTTTTTTCTTCTTCTGAAGCTGTTGGAGCTTATCATAGTAATATCTACTACCTGCTCTTCTATCTAAATGAAGATCAGAATAATCGTCTATATCTATACCTCCTTTAGGCAGCCAATCTTTACTTATGTATTGATTGATTTCCATGTCCATAGCAATATTAGCCAACTTCTTATCTTTGAATAAATCAAATGTAGTAAGATGGTTAAATGCAATATGAAGTAATTCGTGTTTAAGAAGACCCATACGATGTAATTCAGATAAAGGTTCCCAGAATTTCTCACTAATAGTGAGCTGATAGTTAATGCCATTTTTGCTGACAGCTGCTGTACCAATAGCATCATGCCATACTTTATTTAACATTATAAGAAAGAAACCGTAGAACGGTTCTTTTAGCATTAAGTCTTTGCTGATCTTACTCAGCGATTCTTGCTTATTCATATAATTTTTTTATTTTTTTATTGAAAAATTCTATACTAAAATTTATTGTAGTATTTTTTACAAAGTCACTAAAGTCTTTAGATTTTGCAATAGGCAATACAAAGAAATGAGGTACGTTATATCTTTTAGAAAACTCTTTAGCGAGTTTAGTACCTGCATCGTCATTGTCAAATAGACATACGACTTTCTTGAATCTAGATTTATATTCATCCATAACGGAATCTTTCATCATAACAGATTCTGATTGTAAGCCAATAGCTGGAGCACCAATAACATCATGGATACTCATAACATCTTTTAAAGATTTAGTAATAACTAGTAGTTCACCTGATTTAGGCAACTGTGTGTAGCCTTGGTGAACAGAATAGTTAGCATTATTAATCCATTTTTTGAGTTTATCTTCAAATGGTTGATAGATTTTGTAAGTTAGTTTGTCGTCTTTTTTCTCTACATATGCATAAGCACATTTATGAGTTTTGACAGCATTACCGTTGTAAAATACATGACTAATAGGGAACACATTAAACTTTTCTAACGTAGACTTTTTTATACCGAAAGGTCCCCAGAAGTTTTTATCTAGCTGTTGCCACGGTCTTATTTTTATTCCTAATTCTACTTTTTCTTTTTGTGTTATCTTAGTATAGTTTATAGTTTGTTTATTAGCAGATACATTATAATTAGATAATCCTAAATCAAATGCTACTTTTTCTAGCGCTTCAGAATAGTTTAAATTAAACAGTTTCCTCACCATAGCAACAAAATCACCACAATCACCTGTAGCAAAATCTTTAAACATAAGAACATTTCTATCTACTCTATGAAAGAATAGTGCAAATGAAGGAATATTGTCTTCGCGCAATGGGCTATGATATACGCCTAGCGTAGTTATTCTCTCACCCATATAGTAACTATATATTTGTTCTTGAGTTACGTGTTTTAGGATATCTTCTCTACTAATAAGATCATTAAAGACTATCGAATTTAAATTTATATTTGCCATAACAAAAAAAGAGGGCCTATTACAGCCCTCTTGTTTTTAATTAAATGATTTTACCAATCGTCAGTTGATGAGTCCATTAGGTCATCTGCTTTTGCATCTTGCAATACAGGCTGACTTTCTTCTATTCTTTCAATAGCATCTACAGTAGGCGCTAGTTTAAGACGAGTAGAAGCTTCATCGACATTCATAGATTCTACAAAAGGAACCCAGCTACGAGGCTGAATATACTTTTTAGTAGCATTTAGAGTACCGTAAGTAGCAAAGACTCTAAATTTACCTGCACTAGCAAGTCCGTCTTTAATATACTTCATAGCGTGATCAAGCAATTCTTTAGCATTAGAAGCTTTAAAAGCAATCTCATGATCAGCTCCATATATTGCATGGATAATATGCTTCATAGATTTACCTTGTTTCCTTACTTGTTCGTCTATAGTACTATACTGTGTATCTTTTGTAACATACCAGTAAGAAGTAGAACATTCTCCGCCATTGTTATCTGTAAAGACAACCTTATAATCAGGAGCATTTTCCTTATCTTCTTTTGTTTTTTTGTAAACAGACATTTTTAAATCGTTTACTAATCCAGCTACACCACCATTAAAGATAGTAACGCCTTGTTTGGCATCAAAGCCATTGTCATTTAAATCGTACATAAATTGTTTTTAAAAATTATTACCATTGATTATTTACGTCCTCAGAAGGAGTAACGCTTAACTCTCTATCATCTATTTCAGGTCTTTGGTTTTCATTACCTATTGTATCTGATACTTCTTCTGTTACTTCTATTGTATTAGTAGTTTCAGATTTTCCTAAAGCTTCTTCTACTTCATCATTAGAAATAGCGTCATTCATTAGATTTAAAGTATAAAATCCATTATTATTAGAAATCTTAAATTCATTTTCTACATCATTAGATAATTCTAATGTTTTAGAAATAAATTCAAAAGTTTTCTTATCACTAAGAGTACAAGTTTTAGTTAATTTAAAACCATAATCTTCCTCAGCTTTACGAATTGCTACAGTACTTCTATCAGGACTAAAACCAAAAGATATTCTATCTTCTCCTTCAATACTCATAAGATCTTGTGCAGCTTTATTAAAGCTAAACTTTCTACCTGCACCTGGTTTTGCCAATGCTGCCATTGTCATTACAGGATAATTATACTTTTCTGTCTTACGCTGTCTTTGTGAGGGCACAGCATCCCATGTGAAATTCTCCATTTCGTGTTTTTTAAAAATTAATTAAATTGAATAATACTCTCTGATTGTTTCGTTGACATCAATTAGATCATTATCGATCATATCTTCTTCAAACATTTCGAGAGGTGTTTTACATGTGTCGGAACCTGATGAGATAGTTCTAAATACATGGCGATTAGGTTTGCCAGGAGATTTTACAATCTCTGTATATAAAACTATTGTGCTAAAAGACTCAGGAACAAATCTTTCTAGCATTTTACCTTGAACTCCAATACGCTCAGATGCAAATCCAGAATCATCGTAATGTGTTTCAGGATGAGCCATAAGATATACTATGATATCATCGCGCATAGAATCGTTAATAAAATTGATGAGGTCATATTGGTTTGCTGCCATTTTTGACCATTTATCAAAGCCTTTTTCAGCTCTGAATTTTTGACTCATAACTGTATCAGTCATGATTCTTGACCAAGTATCGATAATAACAGTCTTGACATTTTCTAATTTGTTCACTTTCTGTAAAGTGTTTAGCACGATTGCTATGTCAGATGTTTTACGATAATTGCGTTTATCCTCGTTATATTTTTTACCAAACTGTTTAAATGGTAACGCCTTTTGATCGGTGTTTATTATTACAGTTTCTTCGGGGTTAAGGTTTCTTAACGAGGTAGATTTCCCCATACCTGATTTACCAACCAGGAACACTAATTGTGCCATAAAATTAAATTTTGTGATTATTACTACTATATAAATATAGTCATTTTTCCCTGTATTTGCAAGGGTTTCAGGTCTTAAATACTCTTAATTTCTTTCTTTACTTCATCTGCTTTCTTTTTACGTTTGTTATACAATTCACCTCTTAAATGCGGGTGCTCTTCTTGTACCTTTCTAGATGCTCTACCGAATGAATCTATATATGGGATAATTCTAGATTCCATATCTTTAAGAGCATCTTTGAACGGCTTATTTAAATTATACTGAATATCTAATAAATAATGGTAATAGAGTCTTTCATTAGAATCCCGTAATTCTGGATGCTTAGTAAGCTTATCTTTTACCCATTGATATTTATCTTTAATTATTGTCATATACAGTAATTAATAACTGCTCTTGAAAATGTAATATCTGTTCTACTATTTTCCATTCAGCATCTCCTATATTCTTTTTAGAAAAAGCTGTTTCTATATACTGGCCATTACTTAAACCTTCCATAGATAATTTTTTAAGACAAGATTTTAAAGCAGAATATTCAAATTCGTTATTTGCAAGAGATGTGTAGAAATTTAATACACTAGCAGACTGAGCTATACTAGCAACAGAATAATCTCCTAATTTATATAAAGCAGGTAGAGGAAATGATTTATGCACTTCTTCTATGCTTTCAAATTTTTCATATAACTTTTTAGATAACTCAGGTTTTTCTTTGTCATCAGGTTCTTTTGTACAATTAATATTGTTAATTAATAAAGGTATTTTACCCTCTTCAAAAGTCTTACTCAGACTTTCTTTTACTTTTTTTACAATTGGCATTTTATTTTGATTTTAAACTTGAATAATAATCATGGATCCTTTGTAATTCTTTAGGTTTTCCCATAATTTCATTTGCTTTAGGTAACTGATAATAACCGCCTATTTCACCTACAAATAGAAAGCTTGCTAATAGATTTACTTCACCATCACGATTCTTACATATTTTAGTTAACCTATATCTATTCTTATATTTTGTAACATCAAAACCTAAGCATTTGTCTATGCCGTAGTAAAACGGACTTGCCAAACCTATTACAGTATTAGCATCTTCTGACATATTACCACTGTTTTTGATATCACTCAACATAGGCATCCAGTTGTCTTTCTCTCTACGGTCCATAGATTCTGAGGAACGATTTATTTGAGATATAACTGTAGGACTAAAGTTGAACATATTTCTAAAGAATACTAAAGTTCTAGATACTTTATCCATAGCTTCTTTTAGATTAGCGTAGTTGTTGTAGTTTATAAGACCTATATGATCTATCACAACAAGAGTAATTAGTTTAGGATTATCAGGAATATAATTTATAATAATATTATCCTTATTTCTAATAACTTGGCCACGCTTTTCTGCATAACCCATTAAATCTTTATATAAAAACTCTGGACTAAGAGAAGTACGATAATGTAAATACTTATCTTGTATCTCGTTCATCTTAGCCTCATATTGAGGAATAAGTCTTGCTACTTCAGGACGAATCTCTGAAGAACCTAGCGATCTTATCTCATTAAGATTAGTAAGTATACCGTGTTCACGCCATATAAGACTAGCAATATGTTTTGCTATCTGATATGCTGGCGGTATTTCTAGAGAATAGTATATAATCTCTAGATCATGAATGTACCCAGGGTTTGATTGTAGAAAATCTATAGCCCCGTACACATAAGTTGAATTGACAAATGCGGTTTTACCGACACTTGTACCTGCGAAAATTAAATCATAACGACCTGGCTGTATATTTTTTATATGATCACTTAACGTTGTAAAACCTTCAAAAGGTATACCCGTATTTAATCCTTGTTTGCCACGCTCTATGTCTTGTTTTAATTTATCCCAATGCTTGATTTTTGCTGTCATATAGTTTTTAAATTTGATCAGAGTTCCACTCTTGCTCTTCTACTCCCCTATCTTGTATAAATACTGTCCATTGTTCCCACATACAATTATTAAGAACAGTTTCCATATTAGGTAAGTATTGAAGTTTATTAGATCTTTTTTGCATATTTACAAATGCTTCAGTTGCTTTAATAGCTAATTCATGTTGAGCCGTCTTTTTGACCCTAGAAAGATATTTCTTTTCATGTTTTTTAGCTACTTGTGCAATATCACCAGATGCGCGAAGAACTCTGTTGCCCACTCTTACAGGATAACATTGATAAAATTCCCAAAAATTAATTTGATCTCCGCGTATACCAAATAATTTCTCTACTTCACCGTTACTAATAACAGTATCCATAAACAAACCTCCATTAGATAGTATATAAGGAGTGCCTTGCAAAGAGTCTCTTAAACTATTAGCAAGGTCTTTTTTGAAAATCTTTTCAATGTTATTGTAATCTTTATTATACAGAAACTGTAGGAGAACTAGTTGGTTTGGAGTCAAGGATGACTGCTGGAGTAACTCCAGAGTTAGCTGTATTTTCATAATTAAGTTGATTTAGAAACTCCTCTAAGGTACAAAAAATTACCCTATTTTTATCAATACCGTCAAGCCTTTTCTTAGTCCAAACAGCGTCTTGAGTATCGGGAGTATATAGATTTACAATTACTGCTTGCTTGCCTTCTTGCATACGTACAACTCTACCTAATTGTTGTATAAACGTCCTTTTAGTAGAGTTTGAGCCTGCAATGATAGCTATAGAGCAATCAGGTACGTTAAAGCCCTCATTTAGTGCTTGTACACTGCTGAGGTAGCGCACTTTTGTGCGTTTGTCTTTGAACCTGGCTACTATGTCTTTTTGTTGTTTCTTTGTTATTTTGCTGTGGAAGCTCATACAAATATCACCAAGTTTTTCTTGCAATTTTTCTGCAAAATCAGTAGTACCGCTGAATATAAGGCCGTTTACTTTACCGAGTGCGTCTATAATGTCATAAGTTGCTTCGACTTTATTAGAGTTATTCAAACATATAATCTTACGCTTTCTCATAGCATTATAATACATTGCTGCTTTTCCTTTTTGCTCACTAGAACCACTCTTTAAATATTTCTGAGCGTTTCTAAATGCATCACCACCAAATCCTAACGTTGCTGCAAAATGTTTAAAGCTATTATTTACTTTTTTATAAGCTATTTGCTCATCATCTGGTAAAGGCACAGCTACATTATACACAGTATACGGACTAATCCATCCATTATCTAAGCATTCATTTACAGTTACTTGATCAATAAGCTGTAAATAATCTAGTATAATATCGTGGAGGCCATCTTCACGTTCTAACGTTGCTGTTAGACCCATTACATAGTCACAATCTGCTACTTCAAATATTCTTTTAAAACTATCTGCAGCATATCTATGGCATTCGTCGAGCACTAACATATCATAATCACGAGGTTGCTTTATTGCAGTATTAATTACTAACACTTCTGCAAACTTTATTTTATGTTTAGCTAACTCAGTTTCCCACTGTGCTTTTAATGTAATAGTAGGTACAACTACCAAACAAGATTCTATACCTGCTTTTGTAACCATACCTTGTATTGCCATTATAGCAGTATAGGTTTTACCGAAGCCTGTAGCAGCTTGGAATATACCTTTAAAGTTATTCGCTCGCCATTTCTTTAGCACTTCTATTTGTCTTTCTGTTCTTGTCATTTAATTGTTTTTAAATAAGACACCAAGGAAGCCCACTAATGAGCCCCGCAATTAATGGTGTCTAATGTTGCCAATATTTTGTTATCTCAGGTTCGGCTTTTAATTTTACTGTTTTACAGAACACATCACCTGCACGTTCCATACAATCTTGCAATACACTAGATATCTCATTGACCATATCTTCTTTACATTCTACAATCCATTCGTCATGAACGACATTAGCCATCTTAACGTTAAACAATAGATTATTTTCTTGTAAATATCTAAAGAAATATATACCTGCAAGTTTAGTAATATCTGCAGAAGAACCTTGTATAGGATAGTTAAGTGACATTCTTTCGATATCACCTTTCTTCATAAAATATTGTCTTACTTTAGGTTTATAAAACTCCTGAAACTTACTAGAATTCTTTGCTTTGTGTATTCTGTAGTCTGACCAGAAATCAGGATCCTCGTTAATCTCAGCTGTTAATCTCTGAAAGTCTTCAAAGAATGGTATAAAACATTTACGGCCACTTACATTATTAAATTGTATGTAACCTAGTTTTATAGCCTTATCTTTTTCTGTCTTAAAATAATCAGCTAGCCCAGGGAATGCTTTAAAGTATGCTNNC